TTACTGATGCGTCTGGTAGTGGTGAGTGGCGTAAGCGAAATAGCCACGCTGACGCATCAGTTCACGGCGCAGATCCGGGTGCGGAGTAAAGCGGTCGCGACCGTGCAGCCAGAACAGGTTGTTAATCAACAGGAATTTGCCAACGGGAACGGGTACAGAAAGAATGCCTTTACTGGTTTCAATGGCGTCCGAAAGCTCGCTCAACCACACGCCTTCTTCGAAGTCTTTCGGCTGGACAAACTGGTCGATATAGCGCATCACTGGGCGGCCCTGCTGATCGACATCGAACACCGGATGGAAGACATCTTTGCTGACGTTTTTGCTCGGCGGCGCGGCAAAGCGCATCGGACGGCGCGCCAGCGGATGGCGGAAAAAGAGGTCCAGATGTTCCCAGTCATCGAGATGCAGCAGCAGCGAGTTACCGCCCTGTATGTTTTGCTCGTCGATTTTCATCATCAGCACGTAATCAGTGATCTCTTCGACGTAAGTGCCGTCGTTGTGCAGCTCCATTACGCGGTGCGGCTGACGAAGATAGCTGTCTGAGTTATCAACATTTTTCACCACGAAACGCGCGTAATACTGACCGCTCATCGCATCGAAATTGGAACGGCCAATCAGATGCGCCACCGCCGTCGCCAGCTTCACCATCTCATCCGCCTGCGCGACATCATCGATACCCACCGCATTGATCAACAGCGCACCTTCAGCGCGGTTTAACAGGGTCTTCAACAGCAGCGGTTGCAGCTGATTCGCACACAGATCGTCGAGAATTTTGCCTACCCGAAAACGCAGAAACGATTTGTACTCCAGCGCCTGTACGGGCCATTCGGCAACCTGTTCGAGAAACTGTTTGGTCGTCTGTTCGGTGAAGGTGAGTTCCAGCAGATGCGGGGATTGCGCCGACGGGATGAGAGTGAATCCGCTATAGTCCTGGCCTGAATCGATAGCGTTATTTTGTACGGCGGTCAGTGCATTCATCAGAAGCGATCCTCTTATGAGATGTAGGGTGACATGGCGATGCTCATTTCGTAGCCATAATCTAAAAATATCTACATTTCTGAAAAATGCGCATAAAAGTTACATATTGTTTTCTTATTGTGATCAAAAACAACAAATTAATAACAAATAATGTGAGGGATAAGAATTGGGTTGAAAGGAAATGAATAATTAAAACAATATATTAAGTGTGCTTATACTCTTTTTCGAACTGGTGGCATTTGTTTAAATGCTATTTAAACTGCTTTTTCAGAGTTCAACTTACTGAGTTCCGTGTCGACTAATGTGAGTAAGATCAATCGCATCCAACCTATGTTACTTGATGGAATCGATAACAATATTAATGAATATACAGATTCCGGGAAGGCTGGCTATGGGGGCAAATTATTCTCTTTCTGGCAACGGGTAAATAACAGTGACCATTTGTCGAGAAGCTGATACTGAGCTGAGGGATACTGTATATGTCTGGACTGTAATTGGATGAATTCTATTCAGGGCGGGTCAGGACCAATAAAAAAGCCCGCATCAGCGGGCTTTAATGTCATAGGGAGTCGCGACTCCGTTGCGTATCCTTTTTTGTCTCCTCACCGTCTGGTCGGTGTCCTGCTGAGACTTATAACTTCCTGTTTTTGTTGGTGTAGTCCTTACACCGTCCAATCATTATTTGGGCTGGCGGAGTTTGAATAAATATTGTATTGCTTTGATTTTTAATGATTTTGTTTAATTCAGTTTTTGTGCGTATACCTAATCGTATACCAATGGCTGTAAGTTAATGTGAAATGAAAGCGCATTTTTACTTGGATTGATGCTATATCGTACAGGAAAAAAATTTTTTTTCGAAAGAACTGTTCACACTGTTCACCTTTCTGTTTTCTCCTTTTATTTCAGTTGGATAGGTGGTGAATAATGGGTGAAGGGTGAACATTCGATTCTTCACCTCCGGCATTCTGCCGGTGTGACTCATACCGGTGATTAATTCCCTGCACCGAAAATCGCACAGGGAGAAAAAAGTTTTTTTTGATTTGATTGTTCACACTGTTCACCTTTCATTTTTCTCTTTTAATTTCAGTGTGATAACGGGTGAATATACGGTGAAGGGTGAACAGTGGATTGTTCACCTTCGGGGGATGTCGGGATAAAAAAAGACCGGCAGATGCCGGTCAGGTGGGTCAGGTTGTTGCAGGGTCGTCACATTTTGGCAGCCAGTCGCCGTAGCTTTCCTCTTTCAGTGTCAGGTTGGTCTGTATCCCCTGTTTGGTATGGCGCTTCTCGTAATTCAGTCCGTATTCCTTCAGCATCACCGGCAGCCCCAGCCCGAACATTTTCAGACTGAGTACATTCCGGTAGCCGTTTGCCTCCATGTAGGCCAGATAGGCGTGATAGAGGTATTTACGGTAATTGCGCGGGATGATACTGGCGTTCCCCATATACATGCCGCTGGTCTGCGGCAGGGTTTCCAGATAGCCGATAAAATCAAACGTCGGGTCGGCATCCCGTTTGATGTTCAGCGCCTCGTCTGAGTTCTGCTGGGACTGAAGCAGTGACCGGGCGAGCATCGGGTCGCTGAACTTCTGCATCAGGTGACGCACGATGACCGCCAGCTCGCGGGTGATTTTGTCCTTAAGCTGCGGGTCGCGCTCCTGCGGGGCTATCTGTTCCGGGAAGTGAATAATCACCCGCCGGCGTGACACGCCGCCGCTGCGGTCGGTGAAGCGCATCGGGTTATTGTTCACGGCCAGAATCACCGCCGGGATGTGCGTGGAGTACGCATCCCGGTATTTCGGGTCAACGGACACTGCATCGCCGCCGGTGATGGCCTTGAGTCCGGCTCCGTCGCCGCTCCATTTTTCCTGGTCCGGCAGGCGTATCAGTGAGAAGCCAGTTAACGCGGCACGTTCACGCGGGGATTCCAGCGTCTCGATGGTGGCCGACGTGGCGTTATCCTCACCGGCCAGCAGGGTGGCTATTTCGGCCATGATACTTTTGCCGCTGCCGCCGGGACCGGTCACCTCCAGAAAGAGCTGCCAGTCGTAGCGGTTTGCCAGCACCATAAACAGTGCGGCCAGAATCACGTCGCGTTTTTCCGCACGGCCACCGGCGGCACGGTCAAGCCAGCGCCAGAACGCGGGGGCGTGGGTTTCCAGCGTTTCCCCTTCCACCGGTGGGGTGAAATCCACATCGCACAGGGTACGCATCCAGTGTGACGGACTGTGCGGGTGGAACGTGCCGTTCTGTGTGTCGAGCACACCGTTACGAAAGCCAATCAGGCGGCGGGAGGGGGCTTCCTGCTGCGGAATAATCAGCTTCAGGGTGTCCACCACGGAGGCCACCTTCCCGGAGGAGAACGGCGCGCGCAGACGCTGAAACAGCCCGGCCACATCCCGGGCAAAGTCCTGTGGCGGCAGCACCTTCCAGACACCATTTTCATAGCGGGACAGAAGCTGGCCGTTGGCATCGACCGCGAGCGCCTCACCGTAATGCTCATAGATACGCATGGCCTTTTCGCTGGTACTCATGGCGGAAAACTCTGCTTCGCTCATGGTGTCGAACGGGCTTTCAGCCGGTGGCCGGATGGCATCGTAAATGGCCTTACGGGTGGCCTCCCCGCCGTACTGCGTGAAGGCATCATTCCAGTCACCGAAGACCGGCGGCAGGGCAACAACGCCCTCACACGCATCTGCGGCTGCGGCGGCTTTTTTCTGGCCGTCACCGCTGAGGTCACGGTCTGCGGCAAGGACAATCTGACAGGCCGGATGCTTCTGCCGGGCAAGGCTGGCCAGAGAAAGGAGGTTCACGGAAGAAAGCGCCACCATCACCGTTTCACCGGTCAGGTGATGTACGGTAAGTGCGGTCGCGTATCCCTCCGCTATCCACAGACGTTTTCCGGCCTGATTCTGTCCTTCAAGGGTGTGACAGGTGCCCCTGACCTGTCCGCCTTTCAGGGTGCGCTTACGGCCGTCAGCACTGATTAACTGAAGGTTAACCAGTTCGCCGCTGTCGTCATACAGTGGCACCACAAGGTCACCGGCGCGCCAGCTCACGCCACCGGCTCTGTGTGTGCCGGTCAGCATCCGGCATTCCCGGTCGGGAAAGCCCTTGCGGGTCAGGTAGGCGTTACCGGTTCCGGGACGGGTTTTTGCCATCAGGGTTTGTGCCAGTGCGGCAGCGTTCTTCCGGGCAGCGTCTGTTTCAGCAACGGCGGCAGCCGTCACTGCCGGGTCAGCCGGGGGCAGGCTGCCGGTCACGGCAGCCACCTTTGTGGCCGCGTCGGACGGGGAGACACCAAACACCTTTTCAACCAGTTTCAGGCCGTCACCGGCACCACACTGATTGCAGTACCAGGTGCCGCGCCCCTCCCTGTCATCAAAACGGAAGCGGTCACTCCCGCCACAGACCGGACAGGGCTGATGACGGTTTTTCAGCACCTGAATCCCCAGCGCCGGGAGAATACGCGGCCAGTGGCCGAGCGCATGGCTGACGGTGGCGGTTACGTTCATTTTCATGGTGTTGTTCTCCTTCAGTGCAGTACCGGCGCTTTTATGTGACGGGCACAGAGTTCATCCATCACAACCAGCCCGAGAAAGGACAGCGACGGCGCGGCCTTCAGGGGGCCGGATTCCATTAAATCTTCCAGCAGGGCACAGGCTATCTGACGCCCTTTTTCCTCACCGTGCTGGCGCAGATAAAAGCCTTCCAGCTCAGCGGCGATGGCCGCCTCCAGTGACTCAAGGGTGAGATGCGGGTAGCGGTGCTGACGTTCGCACACGGTCAGCCAGGCACAGGCGACAGCGCGACGGTAAAGGGCAGCGCGTAAGACGGGCGGTAAGGGTGTTTTCATTTGTTTTCCTCCCTGTGACAGATGACTGCATTCCGTGCCGGTTGCATTAACTGATAAGGCATATCTGCGTCTCCTGAAGACGTGCGTATCCCTGCGCGAATACGCACATTTAATTTTTCGGGTGTCGTTTTTTAATTACAGATAATTGCGGTAACTGTTATCCGGGGTGATTTCCGGGTCAGGCTCCGTGCGGGGAATTTCCCGCCATTCCCGCGCCATCGGTGCCGCCCGGCTGACCGGAACAGGGTCCTGTGGGTAAATATCCAGATATTTCTCCCGCCATTTCTGTAATTCCGGGTCTCCGGCCATTTCTTTCAGTACCGCATGCCGGTTTACGGGGCTGCGTTTAAACAGGTCAGGACGGTCACAGGTAAATTCCCGCAGAAAACGCCCCAGCGGGATGTCTGTGGTGCGCCCGTCGGCGAGGATACGCACAAGGATACTGAATTTACGGCGGTACGGGTTCCAGACAATTTCCGGGCAGCGGTACGGCATTTCCCACGGAATACCGTCTTCCAGAATGCCGACCACGGCCACATCGGGAAAACCGGCAGAACGGAAAATCTCACCGGGCTGGGGAAAATCAAACATGCGTCTTGTCTCCCCGGTCTTTCTGCTGGGCGAGAAAATCGCGGCACAGGCCTTTGGCTTTCAGCTCATTCAGCACAAAATCAATATCTTCATTCAGGTAGCTGAAAATATGCGGAATGTAGAGCTGATGCAGGCCGGAGAGTTCACGGTGAATCAAATCACCCCCAACAAACTGGGATACGGCGCTGGCGCGGTTGAGCTTATGGTAAGCCTCAATGCTGAGGTGTTCACGGGCGTCATGACGCGCTGAGACGGTCTGAGGGGCTTTTTTATTACGCACGGGACACCCCCATCACCGGCAGACGGGCAGCAAGGGAGAGCACATAGTCACGGACAAGGGAACGGCGGGCACTGCGTTCATCACCGGCGACGGTGCGAAGCATACAGATACGGGGATGACGGTCTGCGCGACGGACAGCAGCAAACACAAAGACAAATTCAGGGTGTGAGGGGGTAAGGGTTGTAGCCATGATGGCAGTCTCCTTGAAGTAACAGTTACAGCTACCACTGGAGTTCCTACGCTCATGGGTGGTAGCCCGGACGGGGGTAGGAATACCGGCCTTCAAGGAAACCGGCCAGCCCGAAGGCTGCCCCGCCCGGACCACCATTATCTGACAGAGGCTACGGTTTAAAAACCACAGCCAGAAAAACAGGTGTGCCGAAGCAACGACGTAAAAAAAGACGCATGGCGCGTCATATGTCGCCTTGAAGTAACTCGGGTTCCTACGCCCGGCTGCCGATTTTGCGGCAGCGGAAAAACTATATCCGCAAATGCCGGAAAAAGGCAAGCCAGAAAAAGGGACTTTTTGCAGAGCGGGCATCATCATGCGTCGTACCCCCGTTTGCGTCCGGCAATGCGCCCGGCCATCCATGCGGTGACTTCAGAGTGCAGCCAGGCCACATTTTTACCGCCAAGACTCACCTGCGGCGGAAATTCCCCCTTACGGATGAGTTCGTAGATGGTCGAGCGTGACAGGCCGCACAGGTGCATCACTTCCGGCAGACGTAAAAAACGCTCCTGCGTGATGTCCGGCAGCGGCATCAGTGGCGTCACAGGGGCGGGAGACGGGGAAGAAAAAACAGCTTGCATCGGGCTACCTCGTTAATGTCCATACAGCACCGGATAAGTCCGTCCGGCTTCGGGTAGCGCTTTATTTTGTGAATATTTTCAGCAGACGCAACAGGGGGGATTTGTTCCGGCAGCCTTACAATGGTTGTGTATTTTTTGTACATTAGCGCCAGATAGCTTTAAAACGCTCTGGAAGGAGCTGGAAAAAATTATAGTGAAATACAAATCGTTTTTTCTTATTCATTCCCGGCGAATTAATAAAAACAAACAGTAATAAACAGCACAAAAAGCCCATCAACGGGTGAACAGTGGTGAACAGTGGTGAACAGACGGTGAACAGTCATTACTGCGATTGTTCACCCTTTAACTTACTGTATTACTTATCTTTTTTCTTATGGTGAACAGAGGTGAACAGTAAAATATAAAAAACAAACAGTAAGCCGGTTTTTCCTGCGACCTTTTCCTGGCTTGCCGGTCTGAGGATGAGTCTCCTGTGTCAGGGCTGGCACATCTGCAATGCGTCGTGTTGTTGTCCGGTGTACGTCACAATTTTCTTAACCTGAAGTGACGAGGAGCCGGAAAATGTCTGACAACACCATCCCTGAATATCTGCAACCCGCACTGGCACAACTGGAAAAGGCCAGAGCCGCCCACCTTGAGAACGCCCGCCTGATGGATGAGACCGTCACGGCCATTGAACGGGTAGAGCAGGAAAAAAATGCGCTGACGCAGGCCGACGGAAACGACGCTGACGACTGGCGCACGGCCTTTCGTGCAGCCGGTGGTGTCCTGAGCGACGAGCTGAAACAGCGCCACATTGAGCGCGTGGCACGCCGGGAGCTGGTACAGGAATATGACAATCTGGCCGTGGTGCTGAATTTTGAACGCGAACGCCTGAAAGGGGCGTGTGACAGCACGGCCACCGCCTACCGGAAGGCACATCATCACCTTCTGAGTCTGTATGCAGAGCATGAGCTGGAACACGCCCTGAATGAAACCTGTGAGGCGCTTGTCCGGGCAATGCATCTGAGCATTCTGGTACAGGAAAATCCGCTCGCCAACACCACCGGGCATCAGGGCTACGTCGCACCCGATAAAGCTGTCATGCAGCAGGTGAAATCATCGCTGGAACAGAAAATAAAACAGATGCAAATCAGCCTCACCGGCGAGCCGGTTCTCCGGCTGACCGGACTGTCAGCGGCAACACTCCCGCACATGGATTATGAGGTGGCAGGCACACCGGCACAGCGCAAGGTGTGGCAGGACAAAATAGACCAGCAGGGAGCAGAGCTTAAGGCCAGAGGACTGCTGTCATGATTTACTGCCCGTCGTGTGGACATGTTGCTCACACCCGTCGCGCACATTTCATGGACGATGGCTCCAAGATAATGATTGCACAGTGCCGGAATATTTATTGCTCTGCGACATTTGAAGCGAGTGAAAGCTTTTTCTCTGACTGTAAAGATTCAGGAATGGAATACATTTCAGGCAAACAGAGATACCGCGATTCACTGACGTCAGCCTCCGGTAGCATGAAACGCCCGAAAAGAATGCTTGTTACCGGATATTGTTGTCGGAGATGTAAAGGCCTTGCACTGTCAAGAACATCGCGGCGTCTTTCTCAGGAAGTCACCGAGCGTTTTTATGTGTGCACGGATCCGGGCTGTGGTCTGGTGTTTAAAACGCTTCAGACCATCAACCGCTTCATTGTCCGCCCGGTCACACCGGACGAACTGGCAGAACGCCTGCATGAAAAACAGGAACTGCCGCCAGTACGCTTAAAAACACAATCATATTCGCTGCGTCTGGAATGAGGGCTGCCGGTTAACACCGGCCGTCGCCGCACACCGTATTTTTATTCTTCAGCATGATGAGAAAGAGATAACGATGGAAAGCACAGCCTTACAGCAGGCCTTTGACACCTGTCAGAATAACAAAGCAGCATGGCTGCAACGCAAAAATGAGCTGGCTGCGGCCGAACAGGAATATCTGCGGCTTCTGTCAGGAGAAGGCAGAAACGTCAGTCGCCTGGACGAATTACGCAATATTATCGAAGTCAGAAAATGGCAGGTGAATCAGGCCGCCGGTCGTTATATTCGTTCGCATGAAGCCGTTCAGCACATCAGCATCCGCGACCGGCTGAATGATTTTATGCAGCAGCACGGCACAGCACTGGCGGCGGCACTGGCACCGGAGCTGATGGGCTACAGTGAGCTGACGGCCATTGCCCGAAACTGTGCCATACAGCGTGCCACAGATGCCCTGCGTGAAGCCCTCCTGTCCTGGCTTGCGAAGGGTGAAAAAATTAATTATTCCGCACAGGATAGCGACATTTTAACGACCATCGGATTCAGGCCTGACGCGGCTTCGGTGGATGACAGCCGTGAAAAATTCACTCCTGCGCAGAACATGATTTTTTCGCGTAAAAGTGCGCAACTGGCATCACATCAGTCTGTGTAAAACTCCCCGAAAATCCGCCCGTTTTTACTGAAAAAAGCCATGCATCGATAAGGTGCATGGCTTTGCATGCGTTTTCTTGCCTCATTTTCTGCAGACCGCGCCATTCCCGGCGCGGCCTGAGCGTGTCAGTGAAACTGCATTAAAACCGCCCCGCAAAGCGGGCGGGCGAGGCGGGGAAAGCACTGCGCGCTGAGTGGATATACGCATATTTATTATACAGAGGTGTTTAAAACTAATTTATCGAAACAGCCTCATATGAATGTAAAACGTTTTGTGACAATAAAAAGGTTGCTAATTATTAATAAATTAGCAACTTAGATTTGTGAAGATAACTACGTTAAATGACAATGTGGGTAAACGGTATTGTCAAATCTTCAAAATGTAGTCATTTTTGTCATAATAACGACCAACCCCGTAAGTGTTGTTGTTCAAAGATGAATCAATTTTAGATGTAGTCATAATAAGCTGAAAACCTTTAAAGTTACTAAGGCTTGTAGTGATTAATTTTTGAAGGTTATGGCTTCGAGCTTCATTTATATCCCCGCATTCGAAGTCCATAATGGAAAAACGAGGATATCGGCAAGCTGAATCAACGATTGAAAAAATAAGAAATGCTAAATGTAGAGCTGCTTTTTTGACAACGTTTGAACTATCTGAGTAATTTACCCGTTCATTCAAAAGCCAGCGATCTTTTGCAAAGTCAATCTCTGAGGAAAGTTGAGTTGCTGTTTTAAATAGCTCTTCATTCCCCGAGTCTCCTTCAAGAATAAAAGTGGAAAATTCAGATAGTTTTGAGTAAACATATTCTTTTCTGCGCTTGTTTTTTGCTTCAAGAGCGGTTATTCGTGAACGAAATTTTTCCATTTGCTTTGCGATGTCTTCACGTTTTGATTTTAAGTCGTCAACTTTAGCTATTGAATCAATTTTATCTTGCAGGGAGTTGATTTCAATTAATTTTGCAGTTCTTTCTTCTACGATTGAAGTTATAGCCAATTCTCGATAATTTGAGACTAAATTGATTTCAAACAATCTATTGTGTAAGCTTTCAAGCTCTTTTTGAAGCTCTTTAATATAGCCCTCTATATATTCTGCTGAACTATATAGTTTTTCTATAATTTTATTATTTTGACGCTGTTGATATTGCAGTTCGTTCAGTGATTCAATATATTTTTCCTCTAATGAGGAATTGTTGACTGTTGATTTGCAAAGTGCGCAACCACTATCAGTGTTATCGTGTTCTGATATTGGTGTTAAGCAACAAGGGCAGTATTCAAAAGAAATTCGACCTAAGCCTTTATATGTTTCTTGTGATTCATTCAAAGATTTTAAACGATATGCTAAATTTTTTCCAAAAAGCAAACAGTCCTGGATTTCGGTCTTTATTGAATGTAACTCATTGTTTTTAAGTGATATTTTGTTTGTTAGTGATTGTATTTTTAAAAGGATGTCATTGCGTTCGATAGCTAGGTTATATTCATTGTTACCATCAATATTATCTGTTGAACGCAATAAAATTTCTTTCTTTGAGTCTATTTTGGATAGTTCAGTGTATTTTTCATTCAATAATTCGTTAATTATATCAACAGTTAGATTAGAGTCATTTCCTAAAAGCTCGAAATATGCTCTTAATTCTGTTCCGGTATTTTCATAATCTCTCTCATACTTCAATAAATTTTGACGAACTGAGTGAGTTTCCAAATCATCGAGACCGAAAAGAAACTCAGCGATAGCTGTCCTGGTATTTTCATTGTCAGAGCGAGTAGACTCTTTGCGAAATATTCTGTTAGAATCTGATGATTGACTTAAATAAATGAGTCGCATTATTTGATGCATGGTTAAATTTTGATGGCTGTCAGATTTATATTGTCCCCAATCGAAAAGTTCAAACATCATTTCTGAGAAGCTTAATCGCTCATTGCTTCTCCTTGAGCCATAGTCTAGCCAGCCATCTGCATCTTTCATTGCCTTATCATACTCTCCTTCATAGATTTTAATATGAGGAGCTGCGCCACTAGGATCCACTGGCCTGGTTAAGGTAATAATGCGGTCATTAATTGTAATCTCTGCATTAACATTCGAGCATTTATCGGCTGGATATTTCCAGTCGTCTTTTTTTAATTCTCCGCCTAAAATATAAAAAATCATATCTAAAATTGTTGATTTTCCTACAGAGTGCTCCCCTCTGATTATGTTTATACCATCGTGAAATTTTTCGTCATATAACTGTTTACCAGCCTTAGTTATGACTAATCTATTTAACTTGAGATATGACGGTTTTTTAATCATAACGATATTCCATTAAATTAGTTTTTGCTTTAAGGCCTTTTTTACCTTTGATTGCTAGTTTGGGTATTTCGTTAGCAATGGTAGTAAATTCGAAGGTGGCTCTAAAGGTGTCAGCTTCAAGCGTATTAATCAGGGATGTTGGTATTCTTTCAATATTCAGGTGGATATATTCATCTATCAAGGATAGAATGCCCTTCGAAAATAAATGTGCTAAGGTGTTTCTACGTATTATATTTAATTCAAAGAAAATTCTACGAGGATTTTCAATTGTTTCATAAGTGTCCTCTATAGTAGAAATTCGGCGTGCAAGTTTCGAATTTGAACGCGGCCATCCATCAATGTTCTTTATTTGACAAGGGAAAAGGTAATAGAAATCCATAAAATTAAGGTGCTCATCCCTAATCTTGTTATTGTTTTTATATAGCAAGCTTATAATACGATATGAGCAATGGTTTGCATCTTTAAATGGATGATAAATAATCATTAACCAACCCACCGTAAGTGACATTTACCCGTTAAGAAGAAAATCATGCCTCTAATTAATTCGCTAGAAATAGCGGTACTAACTTCAGACACTTCTTCATAAAGAGGTTCAACTATTCTGTCATAAATGACTCTGTCAATTATAGCAGTGTTTACTGTGTTTTTAAACAGTGGTTTGACATATTGTGAAAAAGATGAGTTTATTTTACTTAAGCAATGACAGTAAATGATTTCTTCTGATATGGAAAACTGATGCTTGCTAACTCGTCTTGCAAACTTATTTTCTAAATAAGCTGCATCTTCTAACAAATCAAGTCGATTGCCTTCTTTTAGTTTTCCTTCTAACCCTATGATTTTTCGACCTGGACGGGGCTGAAGATACTCTTGTAACTCTTCGAGCATGTATTTATATTCTTGATCTGTTTCACAAAGTTTTTTAGAACGTTCTAATAAATTTGCTAATGCATTGCTCCGATTCTTAACCTCATTGAAACTTATGTGTGTCCCAATGTTCAGATCTCTCCCAGGATTATTATTAGTTATTTCATTATCAGAAATGACTAGGCTTTCATTTTTTTCCATTTTTGAAGACCTGCCCAATATTAATGTCACCATTACTATCATTATTACTGACGATGTTTTTAGTTATTTCTCCATTGGAAAGTATGTTAATGTTTTTTGCCTTGTTTCCGATTATTTTGTTTCCTTTTACACCCGACTTTGAATTTGTTTTTTTTGTATGGGATGTCCAGTAAATTATTAAAAGTAAAGAATTTACAAGTAAAGTAAATAGTACTGAGACGATAATTGGATGGCTCGATATGAAATTAACATTTTCGAAAATAGGCATTGATAAATATAATGCAAAAACACAGAAAATCGTTGCTGTTGCATTGTATTTCAAGCTGCTCTTAAAGAAACTAAGATCCATTTATTACTCCATTTATGTAGAATTGAGTCAAAAAGATGCTGCTATCTAACAATCCCATTTTTTGCAGAAGTGCAATGCATACCCCACCAGTTCATCAATTCTTTTCGATGCTCTAGATAGGTTGAGCGGTTATAGGCTTTTCTAACATCATTACTTTCAATATGAGCTAATGCAGCTTCAATCACATCAGGATTAAATTCTGCTTCATTCATACATGTACTAGCAATTGCCCGTAAACCATGAGCTACTAATTTACCACCATATCCAATTCTCTTTAAAGCAGCATTTGCAGTCTGGCTATTCATTGCTTGCTTTGGGTCATTTCTGCTCGGAAAAACATGTTCACGATGAGCACTGATTGGTTTCATCACTTCCAGAATTTCTAATGCCTGAGGAGATAGAGGAACAATGTGCTCACGTTTGGCCTTCATCCGTTCGGCTGGAATCGTCCAGAGCTTTGCATCGAGATTGATCTCTGCCCACCGAGTACCAGAGGCTTCAGAAGGGCGTACAAGGGTCAGTAGTTGCCACTCAATAAGACAACGTGTCGGAACAGACAGATTAGACATAATCAAAGAACGCATCAGCTTCGGTAATTCTTCTGGCCGGAGCGTCGGCATGTTTTGCTTTTTAGGTTTCTCAAAGGCCATCCCAATACCTGATGCTGGATTGGTATCAATCAGACCTGTGTTTACGGCGTAAATCATTATCTCATTAATACGCTGCACCAGACGACGTACCGTCTCTAGTGCCCCACGTGCTTTGATAGGCTCTAGGGCTTCAACAAGCATTCGGGCTTTGATTTGCTGAACTGGGATCTCACCGATGGCAGGGAATACATCTTTTTCTAGTGAACGCCAAATGTCTTTCGCGTAATCAGGGGTAACGCTTTTGCTTTTAAGCTGGAACCAGTTAGCGGCGACGGTTGAAAAAATACTGTCCAGTGCGATTTGCTGCTGTTCCACTGCAATTTCAGCTTGAATTTGCGGGTCAATTCCGTTGGCTAACAAGGAAAGGTAATTCGCTCTTAACCGTCGGGCGTCAGCAAGTGAAAGGGTGGGGAAGGCACCTAGCCCCATCATTGTTCGCTGTTTTGTTGCTGGACGTTGATAACGGAAACGCCATAACTTCTTACCGTTCGTTTTAACGAGCAGAAAAAGACCATCGCCATCATGCAACGTTAGATCCTTTTCTAACGCTTTAGCGCGCAGAACTTCTGTGTTGGTCAGGGGGCGTGTCGTTCTTGCCACTTTGGCCGCTCCTTCATGAATTGGTATACGCGTTTAGGTATATATCCTACCGTATACCTAAACGTATACCAATAATCACTGGATTTAGCTGGATATCCTCGGACAACGGTAGACACAAAAAAGCCCGCAAAGCTTGTGCCATGCGGGCTTTCAGGATTTCTCCGGACGTATCCGGAAGAGCAAGTGGTGGAGCTGGCGGGAGTTGAACCCGCGTCCGAAATTCCTACATACCATTTTTATACTAACAAAATCATATTTTTTTATTTTAAATCATAATGTTAGTGTTAATCTGTATTTGCTTGTTTTACTTGTTTTTAGTGTTCTGCCGCCAAAATGCCGCCATTTATTAGCGATGCCAGTTGAGGTTATGAAGTGGATTTTTGGTAACGGCATCTTCCAGATGATCCGGTGCAAAATGGGCATAAATCATGGTCATTTTAATATCAGCGTGTCCTAAAATATCCCTCAATACCAAAATGTTTCCGCCGTTCATCATAAAGTGGCTGGCGAAAGTGTGGCGCAGAACGTGGGTACATTGACCTTCAGGTAGTTCAATTCCAGCCCGTTTTACCGCACGCTCAAAAGCCTTTCGGCATGGTGTGAATAACTTTCCTCTGTTTTTGGGTAATTCTTCATACAGTTCCTGAGAAATAGGAACCGTTCGGTTTTTCTTTCCTTTTGTTTTGGTATAGGTAATTCGATACTTTGATATCTGATTACCTTGCAGGTTTTCGGCTTCGCTCCATCTTGCCCCGGTAGCCAGGCAAATCTTGGCAATCATTAGCAGACTGGGACTTTGAGATTCAGCACATGCGTCAAGCAGGCGTTTGATTTCATCAGCAGCAAGGAACGCCAGTTCACCTTCTGCAATTTTGAAAGTTGGCAGACCGGCGAGGGGGTTGGGTGCAGACCAATGTCCCAGCTTTTTCAGTGTGCCAAAAACTGAGGATAGGTTACGCTGTTCAAGGTTCACCGTTCTGGGCTTAACCGGTGACATGAGCACGCCATCTTCGTTTTTGACCTCACCTTTTAATCTGGCTTCCCGGTACTTTGTGAAATCACCTGCTGTCAATTCAGAAGCGATGGGATCGCCAAGTCCATTACAAATGATTTTTAACTTAGCCATTAATCGCTTAGGGTCAGCGAGTGTCTGACCGTACAGGGAATACCATTGCTCAATCACTTCTGACAGTTGTCGCCGATCTTCCTTTTCTCCCAGCCAAGGTTTCTTGTTTACCTCATCCATGGTGAAATTCTCAAACGCAATGGCTTCGCCTTTCGTCGCAAATTGTTTGCGTACGCGTTTGCCATCTCTCCCGTTTGGGTAGCATTCACATAACCACTTTCCGTTCGGCTGTTTTCTGATGGTCATATCAAAGGCTCTTAATGATTTTCAGTGCGCGACCTATTACCTCAATATCATCCAGTTCGCACTCAAACGATGAATCATCCTGATGCACTACTAATCTGTTTCCCGGGAGTCGTGTCAATTTTACAATGCTCTTTATCCCGTCGATGTCCACTAACCACGTACCATTTACTGGTGGTGTTTGGTTGCGATCTATTAAATAAGAATCACCAGAAGTACTCACCAGCAGCAGGTTGCTTGAGTCTGAGGGGAGTATGCTGCTATCAATGATTGCTTTTCCAGCATCGACCAATAAACCACCGTTGAGAGTTGCCTTGTCAATTTCAGGAGATACAAGCTCAGAAAGAGGTTTAACCCTGCTGAAGTTCACAGAATTGATATTTTTTTTAGGGTCAATGTTTGAACCTGGCTCGCCTTGTCCGGTGGTTAGCCACAGTAAAGAAACTCCTGTTTCCAAGGCGCACTGAATCACCCACTCTGCGGGAAAGCTATCTCTTAAGTATCTGTTTGCCATAGTGCTTTTTGATGCGCCTAAGTGATCGCAAAGTTGCTGTCTGGACTTGAAATCATAGGCTGCCATTAGTCTATGGATAGCCTCTCTTCCCCCTGTATTCTCGCCAGCTTTTACTTGTATCATTTCTTAATCCTATTGACGTATCAAATATTGGATCGTAGTATCTCGATGTATCAAATATTGAATCTAATAAAACAAGATAAAACGACATAAACCAAACCTTAATCGAGAGATACTGCACTATGAGCAACGACATTTCAATTCGTGTACCAAAAGTGATGGCAACACCTGCAGAGTTCGCGGAATGGGAAGGCCGCTCTCGCGGTTCGGTATATCAAATGATTCATAATGGTAAGCTCGCTAAATTCTTGGAAAAAAAGGAAAAACCGAAAGACAGAGTATGTATACGTTACCTTGAGTACAAAAAGGAACAAGTCAGGAAAAACATGGGCCAATCCAATTTCAATTTTAATGTCATCGTTGGTGGCTAAGTTCAATTATGAGAACTTTCTAAGGGGGCAGCATGTTTGATTACAAGATTTCCAAACATCCGCATTTTGATGAAGCCTGTAGAGCTTTTGCACTACGCCACAATATGGCGAAGCTGGCAGAACGTGCAGGAATGAATGTTCAGACACTGCGAAACAAACTCAACCCAGATCAACCGCATCAGCTCACAGCGCCAGAAATCTGGTTGCTCACCGATCTGACTGAAGATTCAACGCTGGTAGATGGCTTTCTGGCACAGATTCACTGCCTGCCATGCGTACCAATTAATGAGGTGGCAAAAGAGAAACTGCCACATTACGTCATGAGTGCAACCGCAGAGATCGGGCGTGTTGCTGCAGGTGCGGTATCTGGCGATGTAAAAACCAGTGCAGGTCGTCGTGATGCTATCAGCAGCATTAACTCTGTAACACGATTGATGGCGCTGGCGGCTGTTTCATTACAGGCCCGTTTACAGGCTAATCCTGCGATGGCGAGTGCAGTTGATACCGTGACTGGCCTCGGTGCTTCATTCGGTTTGCTGTGAGGTGCTTATGCTGACGAAAGAACCATCATTTGCATCGCTGCTGGTAAAACAAAGCCCGGCAATGCACTACGGTCACGGCTGGATCATAGGTGAGGATGGTAAACGCTGGCATCCGTGCCGTTCACAAGATGAATTGCTGTCTGAATTGACCACGGGGAAACGGAGAAAGTCAAAATGTATGCAGCGGAAAGTGAAGTGGTTTATCAGTTTCGTTACAGAGGGGAGAGTTATTCAGTACCTGAAGATGATTTGCTCTGTTGTTATCCGTCGTTGTCGGGCGATGGCAGTTACTTTTTCACGCTAAAGGATGGGACGTTTTTACGGGGAGAGCAGGTTAAAGAGATGATACGAAAAAATATATCTCCTCTTGAGCGTTACCGTAAGAACAAAGAGCGATAGTTGCGTTTTGGGGATATGAATTATGGCAATTAATGGCGCTGCGGCGACTGTTCCATTAAGCCCAGGTGAACGCCTGAATGGACTTAATCATATTGCGGAATTAAGGGCGAAAGTATTTGGCCTGAATATTGAGTCAGAGCTTGAGCGGTTTATTAAAGATATACGTGATCCACGGGATGTTAATTATGAACGAAATAAACGGGCACTGGCTGCTATATTCTTTATAGCAAAAATTCCAGCTGAACGTCATAGCATCAGCATTAATGAACTGACCACTGACGAAAAGCGGGAGTTGATTAAAGTAATGAATCATCTTCGTGCAGTGGTGAGCTTATTTCCCAGACGGCTAGCCATGCCGAATTAACCAATTAATGAAATTCATGGCGTAAACCCGCCGGGCATTTCTTTATCTAAATTCAGGAGAATTGATTATGCGTAATATTGAAACCCTCTCGACTAAAAGCGGACCGGATGACGCAGGACTTAATATTTTACTGACAGAGGCTCGTCTGGAAGAACGTCGGGCAAGGGCTGAGGCAATGGCTGCCCGCCTTGATAGCCTTGCGTGTCATATTACATCCCGCCAGCTAAACCACGTCGAAGCAGCAGAACTGCTGCGTGTGACCGCTGAAGCAATCCAGAACGAAGCGCAGGAGGTCCACTAATGGCTGATGCAATGGATCTCGTACAGCAGCGCGTTGAAGAAGAACGCCAGCGCCATATCCGTGCTGCCCGTACCAAAACGCCGGGCGTGTCCCGCGTACTTTGCATTGAATGTGAAGCGCCAATTCCGCCAGCACGACGCCGCGCCATTCCGGGTGTGCAGCTTTGCATTACCTGTCAGGAAATCGCAGAGCTGAAAGGCAAGCACTACAACGGAGGTGCTGTATGACAAGGGCAGTGCGTATCCATCAATTAAAAATTGCACCTAAGTATTTCAACGCTGTGGTTGCAGGTCAAAAGACGGCTGAACTTCGTAAAGACGATCGTGGCTATAAAGTTGGTGATGTTCTTTCTCTCTGCGAATGGAAGCATGGCGTATTTACGGGTAGGGAATGGGCCGCTGTTATCTCTCATGTGCTTCCGGTTAATGACGTCATGGCAGTTTCAGAACAATGGGTGATGCTATCAATTCGCCCATTAACCCCATTAGAAGCTTTAGGATATGTTATTGCAGGAGGTGCTGTATGAGCACCATCCTGAAATGGGCGGGAAATAAAACCGCCATTATGTCCGAACTGAAAAAACACCTTCCTGCTGGCCCGCGACTGGTTGAACCTTTCGCGGGTTCCTGTGCTGTGATGATGGAGACGGATTACCCCAGCTATCTGGTTGCGGATATTAATCCTGATTTAATCAACCTCTATAAAAAGGTTGCCGCTGATTGTGAATCGTTTATATCTCGCGCCAGAGTTTTATTTGAGATCGCAAACAGGGAGGTGGCTTATTACAACATAAGGCAGGAGTTTAATTACTCCACTGAAATTACTGATTTCATGAAAGCGGTATATTTCCTGTATCTCAATCGTCATGGTTACCGTGGATTATGTCGCTATAACAAGAGCGGGCATTTCAACATTCCGTACGGTAATTATAAAAATCCGTATTTCCCTGAAAAAGAAATTCGCGCATTTGCAGAGAAAGCCCAGCGTGCAACGTTTATCTGCGCAAGCTTTGATGAAACGCTGGCGATGCTGCAGGTGGGGGATGTGGTGTATTGCGATCCGCCGTATGACGGTACGTTTTCCGGCTATCACACTGATGGTTTCACTGAAGATGACCAGTATCACCTGGCATCCGTTCTTGAACATCGGTCATCAGAAGGACATCCGGTCATTGTTTCTAACAGTGATACATCCCTGATCCGTTCGCTGTATCGCAATTTTACTCACCACTACATCAAGGCAAAACGCAGCATCGGTGTAGCAGCTGGTGAGAGTAAATCTGCAACAGAAATCATCGCTGTTTCCGGGCCGCGCTGCTGGGTGGGATTTGATCCTTCGCGTGGCGTGGATAGTTCTGCCGTGTACGGAGTGCGTGCATGAGCCATGCTGATATGAACAACTGCAGCGGCTTTAACGAGGTCGCCGCAGCATTCTCATGGAACAGCCCGAAAAAGGCCATTAACCCTTATCTGGACCCGGCGGAAGTTGCGCCGGTTTCTGCGCTTTCAAACCTGATCACTCTGTACGCTACCGATAACGAGCAGGAACAACTGCGCCGCGAGGCACTGAGTGATCAGGTCTGGGAGCGTTATTTCTTTAATGAATCCCGTGATCCTGTCCAACGTAAAATGGAGCAGGATAAGCTCATTAGCCGGGCAAAGATGGCGCATGAGCAGCAGCGTTTTAATCCAGTCATGGTCATTCTGGCTGACGTCAACGCCCAGCCTTCCCATATCAGCAAGCCGCTGATGCAACGTATTGAATATTTCAGTAGCCTGGGCAGGCCAAAGGCTTATTCCCGCTATTTACGTGAGACGATTAAGCCATGTCTGGAACGACTGGAGCATGTACGCGACAGCCAGCTATCTGCATCTTTTCGTTTTATGGCAAGCCATGAAGGGCTGGACGGTCTGCTGATCCTGCCTGAAATGAGTCAGGATCAGGTGAAACGCCTGTCTACCCTTGTCGCTGCGCATATGAGCATGTGTCTTGATGCCGCTTGTGGTGATTTGTACGCCTCCGATGATGTTAAGCCAGAAGAAATCCGCAAGACATGGGAAAAGGTGGCTGCAGAAACCCTGCGACTGGATGTCATACCGCCTGCGTTTGAGCAACTCCGCCGGAAAAGAAACCGCCGCAAACCTGTGCCTTATGAACTCATTCCGGGTTCGCTGGCGCGTATGCTGTGCGCCGACTGGTGGTATCGGAAATTATGGAAGATGCGTTGCGAATGGCGGGAAGAGCAGTTGCGTGCTGTCTGCCTGGTCAGCAAAAAAGCATCTCCCTATGTCAGCTATGAAGCCGTGATGCATAAACGTGAGCAGCGCCGTAAGTCGCTGGAGTTTTTCCGTTCTCATGAACTGGTGAACGAAGACGGCGACACGCTGAACATGGAGGATGTGGTAAACGCCAGCAGCAGCAACCCGGCGCATCGCCGCAACGAGATGATGGCCTGTGTTAAAGGCCTGGAGCTTATTGCGGAAATGCGTGGTGACTGCGCCGTTTTCTACACCATCACCTGTCCGTCACGTTTCCATTCCACGCTAAATAACGGCAGGCCAAACCCGACCTGGACCAACGCGACAGTAAGACAAAGCAGCGATTATCTGGTCGGCATGTTTGCTGCATTTCGTAAGGCTATGCACAAAGCCGGGTTGCGCTGGTATGGCGTGCGGGTGGCTGAGCCGCATCATGACGGCACAGTTCACTGGCACCTGTTGTGTTTCATGCGCAAAAAAGACCGCCGCGCCATTACTGCATTGTTGCGTAAGTTTGCCATCCGTGAAGACCGCGAGGAGCTGGGCAATAACACGGGGCCACGCTTTAAGTCTGAGCTGATAAACCCGCGCAAAGGAACGCCGACAAGCTACATTGCGAAATATATCAGTAAGAATATTGACGGGCGTGGTCTGGCTGGCGAGATCAGTAAGGAAACGGGTAAATCCCTGCGTGATAACGCTGAATACGTTAATGCCTGGGCGTCTCTGCATCGTGTTCAGCAATTCCGCTTCTTTGGCATTCCGGGGCGTCAGGCTTACCGTGAACTGCGATTGCTGGCTGGTCAGGCGGCAAGGCAACAGGGTGACAAAAAAGCAGGTGCGCCGGTACTGGATAACCCGCGCCTTGATGCCATCCTGGCTGCTGCTGATGCTGGTTGTTTTGCCACCTACATCATGAAGCAGGGCGGCGTACTGGTTCCCCGCAAATATCACCTCATCAGAACCGCTTATGAAATAAACGAAGAGCCAACCGCCTATGGCGATCACGGTATTCGTATTTATGGCATCTGGTCACCCATTGCAGAGGGCAAGATCTGCACTCATGCAGTGAAGTGGAAAATGGTTCGTAAGGCCGTTGACGTTCAGGAGGCGGCAGCCGACCAGGGCGCTTGCGCCCCTTGGACTCGTGGCAATAACTGTCCCCTTGCTGAAAATTTGAACCAACAGGAGAAAGATAAATCAGCTGATGGGGACCCCAGAACGGACATTACCAGCATGGATGACAAGGAGTTGCACGATTACCTGCACAGTATGAGCAAAAAAGAGCGCCGGGAACTGGCAGCAAGGTTACGCCTGGTGAAACCGAAACGGCGTAAAGACTACAAACAGCGAATTACAGACCATCAGCGACTGCAGCTCGTGTATGAGCTGAAGTCCAGAGGATTTGATGGCAGCGAGAAAGAGGTCGATTTACTCCTTCGCGGAGGCAGTATTCCGTCAGGAGCAGGCCTGCGTATCTTCTATCGGAACCAGCGTTTGCAGGAAGATGATCAGTGGCGGAACCTGTATTAATTACGCGGATTAACAATTCGTGCTCTTAATAATACCAGGCATATCAGGCTGATGAACGTAAAAAAACGTTTTACATCAGTAAGATTATTATATACTGTAAATATAAACAGTGGTTATACATACAGTATTGCGTGTGGTGTCATAGGAGGAAAGATGCAGGACTATTTTTTGGAGTCTTTGAAGCTCCAGCGCATTGATTTTTTTCTTAAGCTTGTAGCGGCTAGTGAGTGTAGTGATGAAGAGAAGGGGCTGGCTCTGCAGTGGGTTTCTGAATTGACTGATGAACTCATGGCAAAAATCAGAACCCACGAATACAACCGCTCAATGGATGTCATCAGCTGAGGTGACTTTTATGCGCATTGAAATAATGATCGATAAAGAGCAGAAGATTAGCCAGTCTACCCTGGACGCCCTTGAATCCGAGCTTTACCGCAATCTGCGCCCCCTGTATCCCAAAACGGTAATTCGCATTCGCAAAGGTAGCTCTAACGGTGTGGAACTAACCGGACTGCAACTGGACGAAGAAAGAAAACAAGTGATGAAAATTATGCAGAAGGTGTGGGAAGACGACAGCTGGCTGCATTAAGAAACGTTGCTGGCGTCTGAACTTGCTTCTGGCGTCAGCAAGGTTGAACAACGAGCCCTTGCGAGGCGTTAGCTCTGTAGTGCATGTCTATGCCGCATGAGATCGCATGATCGTTTGAGGATCGTTTTTGCTAAGGCCCGCCAGAACTGGCGGGCTTTTGCGTAGATCATGCAGGTGCATGAAAACCACTACATAAAGCGGGCAGGCGTGGCGGGGATACGAGCGCGCGCCGAAGCGATTACGTAAGAGTTTTGGCTATTGATGTCATAGTGAACTTAATGATGGAGAAAGTGTCAACCTATGTGTAAACTACAGTTAGTAAGATAAAGAGATATGAGATGAAACAATTTCAAGGAGGGCGGCATGAGTACTAACAGCGAACGTATGTCCAATGCGCCCGTTTACTATGCATTGGTACAGGTAAAGTTTACTCCAATAGCTGCAATGAGTAAGTATGTTCCAGACATACAAGATGCGCTAAGAGTTGAGGGATTTCCTTTATTTGAGGTTTCCAATACAACTCAGTTGAAATTTGAAATAAAAAACCCCAATGAGCCACCGGTACATTCATTTGAGCCTGTGACAAGTTGGTTGATGATTGATGCAGATAGAAGATCTGGTTTTGTTTTAGGCAACGATTTCATTACGTTCCATACAACATATTATGATAACCATGTATCTTTCATCTCGTCATTGATACTTGGTCTGAGCAAAGTTCTAGAATTTGCTAAGCCATCGCTGTTAAGTCGGATTGGGCTTCGATATTTGGATGCTGTGTTTCCTGAGAAAAGCGAAACAATTGAGCAGTATCTTGTAAAGGAACTTCATGGTGTTGATTTCGGATGGACGCCAATACAGTCTATACAAGAGTCCGTATATCAGACATGTGTTGAGCCATTGATCCCTAATGGATTTATGGTTTCACGAATACATAAGATGAATGGTCAGCTAGGTTTTCCGCCAGATATGATTCCTAATGGTTTACTGCCGTTGCCGAGATTTAGTAACACAGAGCATCGTATGCACGCAATAATTGATACAGATCATTATGTTGAAGGCAACATGTCAACTGATTTGCAGTTAATTGAAAAACAGATTCTTTCGTTGCATAGTAAAGTTAAAGAAGCATTTGAAGGCATGGTTTCAGATTTTGCCCGTACTAAATGGCACTGAAACAACGGAGGTGACTAAAATGTATGCAATTCCCACCGGAAGCATAGGCTCTGTAGATCGATATTCTCCAAATTTGCAGTCAAGCTCATGTGTATCAGGTGTTGTTGCTGTCGCCGCATCTTTACTATTAGTTGGTACGGGGGCTTCATACCCTGTAAATGCTTATAAGCAATGGCGTCAGTATGTTCAGCCAAGGGTTCAGTTTGCATTTGATTCCATAGAATCAACGTACACGCCTGCAATTTCTCCTGAGGTTGATGTCAGGAATGTTGCCCAACATTTAGCTAATATTCGAGAAGTGCTGTCTCCATCAATGTCAGAACTGGCAAAGGATTTGGGGATAACTCGGCAGGCTCTCTATAAATGGTTGTCAGGGGAGAACCAGCCTGATGATGCTTCAAAAGTGCAATTCATTACCAACCTTAGTAATGTCGCTGACTCTTTTTCCAAAGCTGGACTCCATGATGCGAAGCTATTGGTGAAAATGAAAGCATTTAATGGTAAGTCATTAATGGACGTAGTAAAAGAAGGTGAGGATTGGAATAGGGCAGTTCAGGTATTGATTGATGAAGCTAAAGCGATGAATGCTGCTGCTGAATCGGCCAATTACTTAGCAAGCAAGGCGAAACCGACAGATGATTGGAAGTCATCTATTTCAATTCCTGGAACGGTAGAGGAATAAATCACATTTATGTTGGTACGAGGAACATCATGGCGTCAGGGGCATGTACTTAAACATGATGATGCCGTTTCACTTGGAATTCTGCAGCCTGATGAAACGAACCATAAAGTTGTAGTTATAACGCATGATTGTGATTTACAGAGTAATTCAGAAAAAAACGTGGAACTGATGTTTGGCCCCTTGAAAAAGGGGTCAAGCAGGATGAAAAGAGCTAAGCATCCGAGAATACTCGATCTATGTTTTGAAAACCCAGAAAGTGCGAAGAAGAATGCAGTAGAGCTCCGGCATGAAAGGAAAGTCATCATTCCTAAAGAAGCTTTCTGTTGTGAGGAAAACGATCCAGCATTCTCCATTAGCACAGAAGAGAAACAAGCTCTTAAGCAATGGTTAGCTGCTAAGTATGGTCGTCCAGCGTTTCCTAACTCGTTTGAAGAGCGCTTGCGGGCTTACGACGAGGATAAAAAGTTTATTTTCGAAAAAGAAGTTGCGGATATTATCGCCACAAACGCAGAGCATTTGATCGGAGTTTTTTTCGATTTGGGCGAAGAAAGATTTAACGATCTTGAGGAAGGCATACCATATGAGCTTTCTATCAATGTTGTTTATGATGCAACTGAAGGTGGCCCCGATGCCAGAAGAGCGGCTGAACAAACATGTTCTGATCTAAAGGCTTTGTTTTATAAGTTTTATGGTGATCCAACCTTGGGGCATTCAGAACTTATAGAATTGAATACGTGCATAGCTGTTGCTGATACTCATTTCTCCCTGTATGCATTGAGGCGGATGGATCAATGGAGGGTAGAATACATCAGCCTTGAAGAAGATTCATATGGCGGTTTCATTGGTGCCGGTGTTTAAACTGGCTGTTCCGACAGCCAGTTTAAACAGGCTTTAATCAAGTATTGCCTAATTTATATTCGTCAAAACGAATAATTTCGTCATTAAGCCATTCATTTAATTCAATTAGCCTTTTTTGTAATGGAATTAACTCGTTACGAACAAATACATGACTCGCCTTTTCGACATCCCCAAACCCCCCAACATTATTCGGCATAATCCCCATCATTTGCGGCGGCACGCGGTGCGCTGCCATCATGTCATCCCGACTCACGTTCTTGATGTTAAGAAATTCATCCTTCGCCGCGACTTCTGACAATGGGATGATCTGAAGCCCGTCTTTTTTGCCGTTAGGTGAGTACATAAACAGGTTGCGGAAGTTGCCTGGACCTTTGGCGCTTTTCATCGCGTTGCGGAGGTTGTTCACATCCTCCTGATTCTGCGCGGCATCGGTCATGTACATGATGAAGCCTGCATGGCTGCCGTTAATGTAATACTTTCGGCGGAACAGCGTGGCGGACTCGTTGAGCAGGGCTGACGGAATGGCAGAAAGATAACCGGGCAGGCCGTAGACCTCCTGGTTGATGTCCGGTTCCATCAGATGAAAGATGCTGCCTTTCGTGAACTGATACGGCTGTGTTGTCATACCGTATTGCACAAACCAGTAGGTTTCCAGGTCTAACCCGCGTCGGGTGTATTTTGCCAGGGCCGGTTCAAGGGCGATAACTTCACCGAAGCGGTTCGTGCGTTTCTCCAGGTAGGCATTACCAAATACCAGATAGTCCTGCACAAAACGTGAAAAAGCCTGCTGGCTGAGCAGCGGATGAGGGATGTAGGTACTGGTCAGAATGTTGCACTTTACTGCAATCGGGGAGCTATGATGTACGGCAGCGCGGAAGGTTCGCGCCAGTCCGTCAAAACTCACTGGCGGCTCATACCAGCGATCTGTCTGTACGCATTCCACATAGTCCAGCAGTTCGCGGCGGTCCAGTACTGGAATGGGATCGCCGAAGCTGAAAGCCTCCGCAACGGGTTTTTTAGTTTCTTCTGCAGTTACGGTTTCGCCTGGCGCGATATGTTCTTTCATCAAAAAATCTCCACAATATTACTGGTATTGGCGGACTCGCCCTGCAGTGGTTCGTTAAACAGTGCGTGCATTGTTGCCCAGGCCAGATCGGCGTGGCTGGCTTCTTCGCTGCGGCTGGCTTCATAGGTCGGGCGGTTGCCGCTGGCGGTGGTGGCGCGACGGATTGCCATGAATGACTGCGCAATGTCGGTGTGCCCGGCGTCAAACTCCAGACGACGGTGGCTGATAATGTCGTAGGCCTTGAGTACCAGGGCGTTTTTAACATTGGGGTTGTAGACAAACTCCCGGACGGCAGGAAAGAACGCTTTCACGTTCTCATAAACCCCGTGACCAACGCCGGTTGAGTCGATACCGATATAGGTCACGTTGTACTGTTCGGTCAGTTTTTTGATGGCGTCAGCCTGGGCGCGGAAGTCCATCCCGCGCCACTGGTGACGCTCAAGAATGCGGAACTTACCGCCCGGCACGGCTGGCGGTGCCACCACCACGCATCCGGCGCTGTCGCCGTTCTGCGTACCTTTTGCCGGGTCATAACCGATCCACACTTCGCGCCAGCCAAACGGGCGCAGGGCCAGTGCATGAAAGTCGGTCCAGACTTCCCAGCTGTCCACCATGCACGCCTGCAGCTCGCTGAGCGGAAACACGGACGCGAGATCGTCCACAAACTCGCACATCAGCAGGTTCTGGTATTCGTCCGGGCTGTACTCCATGCGCAACTGATCGAGGTCGAAAAGGTTACAGCCGCCGCGCACTGCATCTTCCACGGTGACTATCTGGCGGTATTGCCCGTCTGCGCACAGCAGGCCGGGGGCCAGATTGCTGTGGGACAGGTCGATGTCCACCTTATCGGCTTTGTTGCGCCCACGGTTGAACAGCGCACCGGACCAGAACGGATAAGCACTGTGGGTCAGACTGGATGGCGTGGAAAAATAGGTTTGTCGCCATTTTTTGTGAATAGCCATACCGGAAGCCACTTTGCGCAGCTCCTGGAATTTCGGTATCCAGAAATATTCATCCAGATACAGGTTGCCGTGGTAACTCTGGGCAGTGCGGGCATTGGTGCCGAGGAAGTAAAGCGTGGCCCCGTTAGGAAGCACCATCGGATCGCCTTTCAGCTCCACCTCCACTTCTTTGGCAAAGTCGATGATGTACTGTTTAAAGACGTGGGCCTGAGCCTTGCTGGCAGAAAGGAAAATCTGGTTACGCCCGGTCAGCAGGGCGTCAATCAGGGCTTCACGGGCAAAGTAAAAGGTCGCGCCGATCTGGCGAGACTTCAGCAGGTTGCGGATGCGATTGGTTTTTCCGGCTTCCCACCAGTGGCGCTGGTAGTTGAACATGGAGGAATGGAAGATTTCTTCCAGCTTCTCAATCTGTTCATCGGTGAAAACATTCTTTTCCGGCTGACGGCGCGGGCCTTTGTTGCGGTTGGCGACGTTAGGGTTTAAGTCGGCTTCGTTGCCGCCATTGTTAAACTTGCCGATCCGCGCGTGGCGCTCAGACTGGCGCGCCAGCAGGTCAATCTCTTTGAAATCTTTCCCTTCTTTGTGCTCCTTCATAATGAGCTGGCAATAGCGTGCGGCGGTGGTGAGCTGCATCTGATCCAGCGGACCATAGTCACCCCACTTGTCGCGTTTTTTCCAGCTGTGAACGGTTGCAACTTTCTCGCCCAGCATTTCAGCAATGCGGGCTACGCGGTATCCCTGAAAGTACAGCAGCATGGCCTGCCGACGGGGATCGAGATCTGCGGGTGTCAGTGTGGTGTTCATGGCACAAACCTACAGCCTTGAATGACGGCTTTCCCCGCCTGCGGTTTGTGTGGTTGTCGGTACAAATACCGCGCATTGTTTCACTGCCCCCATCACCGCAACCATAAGGCTCCAGTAAGTTTTTTCTAACGGAGCACGGCTCATGACAGTGAAAGCAAAGCGTTTTCGCATCGGGGTGGAAGGTGCCACCACCGACGGACGCGAAATCCAGCGTGAATGGCTGGAGCAGATGGCAGCCAGCTACAACCCGGCGGTGTATACCGCGCTGATTAACCTTGAGCACATCAAGTCTTATCTGCCGGACAGCACCTTTAACCGCTACGGCAAGGTGACGGCGCTGTTTGCTGAAGAAATCACGGAAGGTCCGCTGGCAGGCAAGATGGCGCTGTATGCCGACGTTGAGCCAACGGAGTCCCTGGTGGAACTGGTGAAAAAAGGCCAGAAATTATTCACCTCTATGGAAGTCAGCCCGAAGTTTGCTGATACGGGCAAAGCCTACCTGGTTGGCCTGGCTGCCACTGATGATCCCGCCAGTCTGGGCACTGAAATGCTGACATTCAGCGCCAGTGCAGCCCATAACCCGCTGGCAAACCGCAAGCAGAATCCCGCCAATCTTTTTACCGCAGCAGAGGAAACGATTATCGAACTGGAAGAAATCCAGGATGACAAACCGTCCCTGTTTGCCCGCGTCACGGCGCTGTTTACCAAAAAAGAGCAGTCCGATGACGCCCGGTTCTCTGATGTGCATAAGGCCGTGGAGCTGGTCGCCACTGAGCAGCAGAACCTGAGCGCACGCACCGAAAAATCCCTGTCTGAGCAGGAAGAACGCCTGTCTGAGCTGGAGACTGCCCTGCAGGCACAGCAGACCGCCTTTAACGAACTGGTGGACAAGCTGAGTCATGAAGACAGCCGGCAGGACTACCGCCAGCGTGCAACAGGCGGTAACGCCCCCGCTGACACTCTGACCAATTGCTGATGGAGCACAAAACCTGATGAAGAAGAATACCCGCTTTGCTTTTAACGCTTACCTGCAGCAACTGGCGCGTCTGAACGGTGTGGCAGTTGAAGAACTGTCCAGCAAGTTCACCGTAGAGCCGTCCGTGCAGCAGACATTGGAAGACCAGATCCAGCAGTCCGCCGCTTTCCTGACGCTGATTAACGTCACGCCAGTGACTGAGCAGTCCGGTCAGCTGCTGGGGTTGGGAGTTGGCAGCACCATTGCCGGAACCACTGATACCACCGCGAAAGAGCGTGAACCTGTCGATCCGACGCTGATGGTCGATGTGGAATATAAATGCGAGCAGACCAACTTTGACACGGTACTGACCTACGCGAAGCTGGACCTGTGGGCGAAGTTTCAGGATTTTCAGGTGCGTATCCGTGACGCCATCGTGAAACGTCAGGCACTGGACCGCATCATGATCGGCTTTAACGGCGTGAAGCGTGCGAAAACCTCCAACCGTAGCGAAAACCCGCTACTGCAGGATGTGAATAAAGGCTGGCTGCAGAAAATCCGTGAGGATGCACCGGATCACGTCATGGGCAGCACCACCACGGGCGGTGAAACCACACCGGGTGCGGTGAAAGTCGGGAAAGGTGGCGAATATGCCAACCTGGACGCCGTGGTGATGGATGCCGTTAACGAGCTTATCGACGTGGTCTATCAGGACGATGACGATCTGGTGGTGATTTGCGGTCGTGAACTGCTGTCTGACAAGTATTTCCCGCTGGTCAACAAAGAGCAGGAAAACAGTGAAAAACTGGCTGCCGATATGATCATCAGTCAGAAACGCATGGGTGGCCTGCAGGCCGTGCGTGCGCCGTTCTTCCCGCCGAATGCGCTGCTGATCACCCGTCTGGATAACCTGTCCATCTATTGGCAGGAAGACACCCGCCGCCGTTCAGTTATCGACAACCCGAAACGTGACCGGATTGAAAACTTTGAATCCGTTAACGAAGCCTATGTGGTTGAGGACTACCGCTGCGCCGCACTGGTGGAAAACATCCAGATTGGTGATTTCAGCGCCGCCGCAGCCGAAACCGGAGCGTAATCCATGAGCCTGAGTCCCGCACGGCAGCATCGCCTGCGCGTTCAGGCTGAACAGGCCGCCCGTGAGGGCGGCAGTGTTCGCCACGCGTCGGGCTATGACCTGATGCTGCTGCAACTGGCGGAAGACCGACGCCGTCTCAAGGGCGTTCAGTCCACGGTGAAAAAAGCGGAAATCAAGGTGGAGCTGCTGCCGAAGTACGCCGCCTGGGCAGAGGGCGTCCTGGCTGCCGGAGGCACTCAACAGGATGACGTGCTGATGTACGTGATGCTGTGGCGCATTGATGCCGGAGATTATGCCGGGGCGCTGGAGATCGGGCGTCATGCCCTGCGTCATGGCTGGGTGATGCCACTGGGTAACCGCAATGTGCAGACCGTGCTGGCAGAGGAAATGGCAGACGCGGCGCAGAGCGCAATGCTTGCCGCCACCGGCTTTGATGCCGATCTGTTGCTGCAGACGCTGGAGCTGACAGACGGTCTGGATATGCCGGACCAGTCACGGGCGCGTCTGCATAAAGCGATTGGCGCTGTCCTGAGTGAAAGCAATCCGGCTTCCGCCCTTAATCATCTCAACCATGCGTTACAGCTCGATCCCCGCTGTGGCGTGAAAAAAGACAAACAGCAGCTGGAGCGCAGACTGCGCAATGACAGCCGCTGACAGAACGTGCCCCCGCGCACGGGCGGCACGGGGTGGCGAAAGGCACTGCCACATCAAAACCCCGTCCACCGCCCTCTATTTCAGGAGAAAGCAGCATGAAGTTTGTTGCGCCAGAACAGGCACCGGAACAGGCGGAAATCATCAGAAATACGCCGTTCTGGCCTGATGTGGACCTGTCGGAGTTTCGCAGCGTGATGCGCACTGACGGCACGGTGACGCAGCCGCGTTTAAAGCAGGTTGCCCTGTCGGCAATTTCGGAGGTCAACGCAGAGCTGTATGAGTTTCGCAGACGTCAGCAGATGCTGGGATATGTGTCGCTGGCTGAGGTTCCGGCGGAACAGCTGGACGGCAAAAGTGAGCGCATTCAGCACTATTTCAACGCGGTTTACTGCTGGGCACGCGCCATGCTCAACGAACGATACCAGGACTATGACGCCACGGCATCCGGTGTGAAGCGAGGCGAGGAACTGGCGGAATCCAGCGGTGATTTGTGGCGTGACGCCCGCTGGGCCATCAGCCGGGTGCAGGATGCGCCGCACTGCACAGTGGAGCTTATCTGATGAAAGTGCGTGCGCATCAGTATGACACGGTGGACGCGCTTTGCTGGCGTCATTACGGGCGCACGCAGGGTGTCACGGAGCAGGTACTGAAGGCAAATCCGGGGCTTGCCGAATACGGCCCCTTTTTACCTCACGGGCTGCAGGTGGAGCTGCCGGACATTCCGACAACCACCACCGTGCAGACCGTCCAGCTATGGGACTGAATTATGACGCTTGAGCGAATCAGCGCCTTTATCACGTATTGCATCGCCGTCGTGCTGGCCTGGCTGGGCGATTTGTCCATCAAGGATGCCTCAACGCTGGGCGGCCTGATGATCGGTGTGCTGATGCTGGCTATCAACTGGTACTACAAACACAAAGCCTACCAGCTTCTGCGCGACGGACAGATCTCGCGGGAGGATTATGAATCCATCAATCGTTAAACGCTGCCTTGTCGGGGCCGTGCTGGCTATTGCTGCCACGCTGCCGGGTTTTCAGCAGCTTCACACCTCCGTGGAGGGGCTGAAACTGATTGCCGATTACGAAGGCTGTCGTCTGCAGCCGTATCAGTGCAGCGCGGGTGTCTGGACCGATGGCATTGGTAATACGTCGGGCGTCATTCCCGGCAAAACCATTACGGAACGACAGGCAGCAGAAGGGCTTATCTCCAACGTGCTGCGTGTGGAGCGGTCACTGGAAAGGTGTGTGAAGCAACAGCCACCGCAGAAAGTGTATGACGCGGTGGTGTCATTTGCCTTCAACGTGGGGACAGGTAATGCCTGCAGCTCCACGCTGGTGAAATTACTCAATCAGCGGCGCTGGGCGGATGCGTGCCGACAGTTGCCGCGCTGGGTTTATGTGAAAGGTGTGTTTAATCAGGGGCTGGATAACCGCCGTGCGCGGGAGATGGCCTGGTGCTTACAGGGAGCAAACTGAAATGAAAAAGAAATTAATCAGCGGGCTGTTTCTGATGTTATGGATGGCGCTGTTAATCGAAGCAATGGTGTATCCGCAGGGGATTTTTCCGGTACTGGCAGCGTCCGGCGTTTGGATAGCCTGTTTGCTGACATGGGCGGTAATTCCGGTAGCACTGGCTGCGTTAATTAAGAATGGCCCGCTCTGGCAGGAGTTGAGGGCATCTTTGCTGAAGACAATTACCCGAAAAGAAAACGTATTTATCAGCTGGGTGATGCGATTGCTGATTGTCGTCAGTCTCGCCTGGACGGGGTGGGCTATTACCCTGGTCTTTTATCTGCTGACCGTTATTGCCTTCTGGATGACCCGTAATCAGATTGTGCAACAGGTATCAGCATGAACCGGTTGCTGCTGGTTGTGCTGGCGTTATTACTGGCGGCGCTGGGCTGGCAGACGTGGCGGCTGGCTGATGCCAGCCAGACCATCAGCACGCAGGCAGACGAGCTGCATAGCAAAAGCCAGGCACTGGCAAAGAGCAACAGCCAGCTTATCAGCCTGTCCATTCTGACTGAAACCAATAACCGGGAGCAGGCGCGGCTCTATGCCGAAGCAGAACAGACCAGCGCGCTGCTGAGACAACGACAACACCGAATCGAGGAACTGAAACGTGAGAACGAGGATTTACGCCGCTGGGCTGATACTCCTTTGCCTGCTGACATTATCCGGCTGCGGGAACGTCCGGCACTCACCGGAGGTACGGCTTACCGTCAGTGGTTGTCCGCGAGTGACGCCGTGTCGGCTGGATCAGGCAACGCCGCGCACTAACGGTGATCTGAACGCGTTGCTGGATGAAACGGAGGCCGCCTGGGCGGTCTGTGCAGACAAAGTGGACATGATTATTGCGTGTCAGGAGCGAAACAGTGAACAAACCACAATCCCTGCGCCACGCCCTCAATAAAGCGGTGCCTTATGTCCGCAATAACCCGGACAAACTGCATCTGTTTGTGGATAACGGTTCGCTGGTTGCCACGGGGGCCAGCTCCATGTCGTGGGAGTACCGTTACACCCTGAACGCGGTGATTGAGGATTTCAGCGGCGACCAGAATCTGCTGATGGCCCCGGTTTTGCTGTGGCTGAGGGATAACCAGCCCGATGCCATCAATAACCCGGCGTTACGGGAAAAGCTATTCACCTTTGAGGTGGATATTCTGCGCAACGATGTCTGTGATATCAGCCTGAACCTGCAACTGACGGAGCGTGTGCTGGTCAGCACTGACGGCAGTGTGTCGAGCGTTGAAGCTATAGCGGAACCTGATGCACCTGAAGAAATGTGGACGGTGAAACGTGGCTGAACTGCAGAAGGTGGACGACTGGCTGAGTGCCTTGCTGGCGAATCTGGAACCAGCCACGAGAAGCCGCATGATGCGCCAGCTGGCGCAGGAACTGCGCCGGACACAGCAGCAGAATATCAGGATGCAGCGCAATCCAGATGGCAGCAGTTATGAACCGCGCAGGGTAACAGCACGCAGCAAGAAGGGGCGCATCAAACGTCAGATGTTTGCAAAGCTGCGCACCACAAAATACCTGAAAACTGCCGCCAGCGCCGACTCTGCCAGCGTACAGTTTGAAGGCAAGGTGCAGCGTATTGCCCGTGTTCACCATTACGGCCTGCGTGATCGCGTCAGTCGCAAAGGACCGGAGGTCCGTTACGCAGAGCGCCGCCTGCTGGGTGTAAATGATGATGTTGAGGCAATGACCCGCGACATGATTCTGCAATGGCTGGCGGGGTGATCTTTGTATCAGCACTGATACAAGTTGCAGCACTGCCGCCTTTCTTCCCCTGATGGCAACCTTTCCCTATGAACGCACAATTAACCGAAATCATGCGCCTTATCACCAACCTGATTCGCACAGGGGTAGTCACCGAAGTGGACAGGGAAAACTGGCTTTGCCGGGTGAAAACGGGCGAGCTTGAAACCAACTGGATTAGCTGGCTGACGCTGCGTGCCGGGAATGCCCGCACATGGTGGCGACCATCGGAAGGTGAGCAGGTGGTGCTGCTGAGTCTGGGCGGCAATCTGGAAACCGCCTTTGCGCTGCCCGCTGTCTATTCGAATCAGTTCGCACCACCGTCGACGTCGGCGGACGCCTGCGTGACAGAACATCCTGACGGTGGCTGGTTTGAATACGAACCCGCCACCGGGCGCTGGTATGTCAGGGGCATCAAATCAATGGTCATTGAAGCCGCTGACAACATCACCATGAAAACCAGTGAGTTTGTACTGGAGGCTGACCGCACGCGCATTAACAGCGAAGTGGTGATCAATGGTGGCGTTACCCAGGGCGGCGGAGCGATGAGTTCTAACGGGATCGTGGTTGATGCGCATCAGCATACTGGCGTCCTGAAAGGCGGCGATACAACCGGAGGCCCGGTATGACGCTTTATATCGGGATGAACAATACCAGCGGTAAAGCCATTACTGATATTGACCATCTGCGTCAGTCGGTGCGGGACATTCTACTGACACCGCAGGGTAGCCGCATTGCCCGTCGTGAATATGGTTCCCTGCTGTCGACACTGATAGACCAGCCACAAAATCCGGCATTACGCCTGCAGGTCATGTCGGCAGTGTATGTGGCGCTGAGTCGCTGGGAGCCACGGCTGACGCTGGATTCCATCACCATTAAAAGCAATTTTGACGGTTCAATGGTGGTGGGGCTGACCGGGCGGCGTAATAACGGTGTGCCTGTTTCCCTTTCCGTATCAACAGGAGCAGAGAATGGCAGTGATTGACCTTTCGCAGTTGCCTGCGCCGCAGATTGTCGATGTGCCGGACTTTGAGACGCTGCTTGCCGAACGCAAGGCCGAATTTGTTGCGCTTCATCCGAAAGATGAGCAGGAAGCCGTGATCCGCACGCTGGAACTGGAATCTGAACCCGTCACCAAATTGCTGCAGGAGAACGCTTACCGTGAGTTGCTTCTGCGCCAGCGCATTAACGAAGCCGCGCAGGCTGTGATGGTGGCATACGCGATGGGCGGCGATCTTGACCAGCTCGCTGCCAACTACAACGTGAAACGCCTGACGGTGACGCCTGCTGATAATGACGCTGTGCCACCCGTTGCGGCTGTGATGGAAAGCGATGAAGCGTTACGCCTGCGTGTGCCCGCAGCCTTTGAAGGGCTTTCTGTTGCGGGGCCAACTGCCGCTTATGAATTTCATGCCCGAAGCGCCGACGGTCGGGTGGCGGATGCCAGTGCAACCAGTCCGGCACCTGCAGAGGTGGTACTGACTGTCCTGAGTCGTGAAGGCGACGGAACAGCAGAAAAAGACTTGCTGGATGTGGTGGAGAAAGCCCTGAACAGTGAGAATGTCCGCCCGGTGGCTGACCGTCTGACGGTTCGCAGCGCAGAAATCATCCCGTACCGTGTGGAAGCTACCATTTTTCTTTATCCGGGACCGGAAGCAGAGCCGGTAATGGCAGCGGCAAAAGTCAGCCTGCAGAGGTACATCGCCAGTCAGACGCGGCTCGGTCGGGATATTCGCCGTAGTGCTATTTTTGCCGCGCTGCATGTTGAGGGTGTTCAACGTGTGGAGCTGGCTTCACCGCTGGCTGATGTGGTCCTGAACAAAACGCAGGCGGCATCATGTACTCAGTGGAGCGTGACCAACGGGGGAACGGATGAATAGTCTGCTGCCACCGGGTTCAACGCCACTGGAGCGCCGACTGGCGCAAACCTGTAGCGGGATTTCTGATCTGCAGGTGTCACTGCGTGACTTGTGGAATCCGGCAACCTGTCCGGTCAGTTTCCTGCCTTATCTCGCCTGGGCGTTCTCTGTGGATCGCTGGGACGAGGGCTGGACAGAAAGCGTCAAACGCCAGGTAGTGAAGGATGCTTTTTATATTCATCAGCACAAAGGAACCACCAGTGCCGTACGGCGGGTGGTGGAGCCGTTCGGCTTCCTGATCCGCATTATTGAGTGGTGGCAGACCGGAGAAACACCGGGCACGTTTCGTCTGGACATTGGTGTGCAGGACCAGGGCATCACTGAAGATACCTATCTGGAACTTGAGCGACTGATAAGCGATGCCAAACCATGTAGCCGTCACATGATCGGCATGTCCATCAATCTGCAGACCAGCGGTCCGCATTGGGTGGGAGCCGCCAGTTATCTTGGCGAAGAAATCACGATCTATCCGTATATCAACGAAACAATTATTTCCGGCGGCACCGCGCATGAAGGCGGGGCGGTCCATGTTATTGACACAATGAGAGTGAATCCATGAGCACAAAATTTTATACCCTGCTGACGGATATTGGCGCGGCGAAACTTGCCAGCGCCGCCGCGCTCGGTGTGCCGCTAAAAATTACCCATATGGCGGTGGGCGATGGCGGCGGAGCATTGCCGACGCCGGACGCAAAGCAGACGGCACTGGTAAATGAGAAACGCCGGGCTGCGCTGAATATGCTCTATATCGACCCGCAGAACAGCAGCCAGATTATTGCTGAACAGGTGATCCCTGAAAATGAGGGTGGTTGGTGGATACGTGAAGTGGGTCTGTTTGATGAGTCCGGGGCATTGATTGCCGTAGGCAACTGCCCGGAAAGCTATAAGCCGCAACTGGCTGAAGGCAGCGGGCGCACCCAGACCGTGCGCATGGTGCTGATTACCAGCAGCACGGACAATATCACCCTGAAAATCGACCCTGCCGTCGTGCTGGCAACCCGCAAGTATGTGGATGACAAGGTACTGGAGCTGAAGGTGTTCGTGGATGATAAGATGGCAAAACATCTTGCCGCACCGGACCCGCATTCACAGTATGCACCCAAAGAAAGCCCGACATTGACCGGAACACCCAAAGCGCCAACGCCAGCGGAGGGGAATAACACCACGCAGATTGCGACCACCGCGTTTGTTCAGGCCGCTATTACTGCTCTGATTAACGGTGCGCCAGCCACGCTGGACACACTGAAAGAAATTGCCGCAGCCATTAACAATGACCCGAAATTCAGTACCACCATTAACAATGCGCTGGCACTAAAAGCACCGCTGTCGAGTCCGGCACTCACCGGAACGCCAACAGCACCTACTGCGGCACAGTCGGTCAACAATACACAGATTGCCACTACAGCTTTTGTGAAATCAGCGATTGCAGCAATGGTGGGTTCTGCACCTGCGGCACTGGATACACTGAACGAACTGGCGGCGGCGCTGGGGAATGACCCGAACTTTGCCACGACAATGCTTAATGCACTGGCAGGTAAACAACCGCTGGACAATACGCTGACTAATTTGAGTGGAAAGGATGTAGCTGGTCTTCTCACATACCTTGGTTTGGGAGAATTATCTCTGGCTGGCACTGCATCGGGTGTCATTGGTCTGAATGGGTATGTAACGATTCCGTTAATTATTTCAGGTTCCCGGAGAACACTGATTATTCAGTGGGGGCAGGCGAGATTTGGTGGGTCTGGTGGTGAAGATGACGGATATCTTAATGATTTTCCTTTTGCCTTTCCGTCAGCATGTTATGGAATGATAGTTAGTCATGTGGGGCATACACCTTCAGGCGCAGGAATCCTGTCGGCTTCTGCAATTACATCAAATCAGTTCCGCGGTTTTTCAAGCATAGCGACTGCTGCAAACGCTGTATTAGGTCGTTATATCGCTATAGGGGTGTAATATGTTTTATAGTCCATCTTTAAACATTTTTGTGAATCCTGCACTTAAGGATGATTACATTAATGCAAATTCATGGCCAGATGATGCTCTGGCTGTCAGTGATGATGTTTATAATGAATTTGCAATAAATACGCCCCCAGATGGCAAAATTCGTGTTGCAGGAGAGAATGGATTACCCACATGGGCACTAATACCTCCACCATCACATGAAGAACTTATTCAACAGGCAGAATCAGAAAGGCAATTATTGCTTAATCAGGCCAACGAATACATGAACAGTAAACAATGGCCCGGTAAAGCCGCTATTGGTCGTCTGAAAGACGAGGAACTGGCGCAATATAATTTGTGGCTGGATTACCTGGACGCACTGGAGCTGGTTGATACCTCCAGTGTGCCAGATATTGAATGGCCTACGCCTCCGGCAGTTCAGGCCAGATGACATCCGGCGCTGTGCTGGTATCTGTTGCCGTCACCGCGTCAATGTAATCCAGCACAGTGTTAAGTCGGGTGGTCTCTGCCTGCATCAGCTTCCGCCCGGCCTGCAATTTAAGTTGAATCAGACTAATGGAAGCCATTGCAGTATTAATCAGTGACTGACGCTGTACTTCTGCCGCGTCTACTGCGGCGCTATGCTGTGCCTCAGTATCGGTCACCCATTTCTTACCATCCCATTTATCGAATGGCGTTAACGGGGCGATAGTGGTTGTATTTTCAGGATAATCACCCGGAGCTGTGATTTCTTTGGCGTCTCCCGTTTCGGTGTTATAGACGATTTCACCGCGATGGTCTGGCACATATTCCCATGAGTTTAAATCCATCGAACGGCAGATAGCATAACCCGCCTTATGTATACCAGGTTCATCCAGACAGGAATATGCAGGGATACCGACACCAATGGCAAGATATTCATTTGAAGTAGAAATATATTCCCGAGTTTTACCATCATAGTTATAGACGGTAATATTCCCCGCCTTCGTGGCAATAAGCTCGCTATTTAATACGGCGTTATCCATTATGCAGCCCTCACGATATAGTTAAATGCAATATTTCGTGGACGGGTTTCACTCCCGCCAGTATTACCGATACTCCCTCGTGAATGAAGTGTCGGTGATGGGATCAGACTCCCTCCTGTATTTGTGGCATCAAGTCCCCGTCCTTGTGTGTATGTCTTTTTGAAAATCGTAGCCAGTTCCCATTCATCTTTTGTGTCGTAACCATCATTGGCAACAACAATATGGCGGTGTTTTTCCAGCATCCCTGTCTGAATGCTCAATAAAACACGTCCTGCATCAATACCGCGCCCGTCATCCCAGCCACGAATAAACTCACCACGTAAATCAGGCAATTTATTTGTCGGATAAGCCTTTGCCAGTTCCGGGTATTCTTCAGCAGAAAAAGCCGCACCGTTGCATTTCAGCCAGCCTGTTGGCGGTGTGGCTGAAGGCCATGGAACAGGCACACCAACAGGTAATGCAGAGCCTTCTCCCAAACCAACGTTTATGAAAATGCAGAGATAACGGCTAACTGGCATCATCTCCGGTTTTTATTCAGGGGGATGATCATGCTTATTGGCTATGTACGCGTGTCAACAAATGACCAGAACACCGATTTGCAACGCAATGCACTGAACTGTGCGGGATGTGAGCGGATTTTTGAGGATAAAATCAGTGGCACCAAGTCCGACAGACCGGGGCTGAAAAAGCTGCTCAGGACACTATCGGCAGGAGACACGCTGGTTGTCTGGAAGCTGGACAGACTGGGGCGCAGTATGCGGCATCTTGTTACGCTGATAGAAGAGCTGCGCCAGCGTGGCGTGAATTTCCGAAGCCTGACTGACAGTATTGATACCAGCACCCCAATGGGCCGTTTCTTTTTTCATGTCATGGGGGCCCTGGCTGAAATGGAACGCGAACTGATAGTTGAACGTACCAGGGCGGGGCTGGCTGCAGCTCGTGCTAAAGGCAGAGTAGGTGGACGCCGTCCTAAGTTGACCACCGAACAGTGGGCACAGATTGGACGTTTACTCGAGGCCGGAGAATCAAGACAGCGTATTGCACTGATTTTTGATGTGGGTGTTTCCACAATTTATAGAAAATTTCCGGCAAATAAGAGCAATGAATCCCCCTGAATCAGCATTATGTTGATTATCCCTGAAAGCAGACAAATACCGTCATTTTGTATGAATAACGATACAACTGCGCTTAGCTGTTTGTCAGGCACAATCACTTCAACATAGGGCGAAGCCTAATCCAATCAGGAGGTTCGCCACTATGGCTCAGGATTACCACCACGGGGTGCGCGTTGTTGAAGTCAACGAAGGCACCCGATCCATTACCACGGTGAGCACCGCCATCGTGGGTATGGTCTGCACGGGCGATGATGCCGATGCAAAAATGTTTCCTCTTAATAAACCCGTGCTGATCACTGATGTGCTGACTGCCAGCGGTAAAGCGGGTGAGTCAGGCACGCTGGCTCGTTCGCTGGATGCCATCGCTGACCAGGCAAAACCCGTGACCGTTGTTGTGCGTGTGCCGCAGGGTGAAACGGAAGACGAAACCACGACCAATATCATCGGCGCAGTGACTGCTGAAGGTAAAAAAACAGGTATGAAAGCCCTGTTATCTGCACAGGCTCAGCTCGGCGTTAAACCGCGCATTCTCGGCGTGCCAGGCCACGACACCAAGGCGGTAGCTACTGAGTTGCTGAGCGTGGCGCAAAGCCTGCGTGGATTTGCTTACCTGTCAGCGTATGGCTGCAAGACGGTACAGGAGGCGATCACTTACCGTGAAAACTTCAGCCAGCGCGAAGGGATGCTGATCTGGCCTGACTTTACTGGCTGGGACACGGTGCTGAATGCCGAAGCAACGGCTTATGCCACCGCCCGTGCGCTTGGTCTGCGCGCCAAAATTGACGAGCAGACCGGATGGCACAAAAGCCTGTCCAACGTGGGCGTTAACGGTGTCACCGGAATTTCTGCTGATGTGTTCTGGGATCTGCAGGACCCGGCAACCGATGCGGGACTGCTGAACCAGAACGACGTCACCACCCTTATCCGCAAAGACGGTTTTCGCTTCTGGGGTTCCCGCTGCCTGAGTGATGACCCGCTCTTTGCCTTCGAAAACTACACCCGCACGGCGCAGGTGCTGACGGACACGATGGCAGAAGCGCACATGTGGGCGGTGGATAAACCGCTGAATCCGTCGCTGGCCCGCGACATTATCGAGGGTATCCGCGCCAAAATGCGCAGCCTGGTCAGTCAGGGCTATCTCATTGGTGGTGATTGCTGGCTGGATGAGTCGGTGAACGACAAAGACACGCTGAAAGCCGGAAAACTCACCATCGACTACGACTACACGCCAGTGCCGCCACTTGAAAACCTGATGCTGCGTCAGCGCATCACCGATCAGTACCTGGTTAATTTCTCCAGCCAGGTCAGCGCGTAAGGGGACAACATGGCTTTACCACGCAAATTAAAACACCTGAACCTGTTTAATGACGGGAACAACTGGCAGGGGATCGTTGAGTCGCTGACGCTGCCGAAATTTACCCGCAAATATGAGAAGTATCGCGGCGGCGGAATGCCGGGTGCAGTGGATGTGGATCTGGGGCTGGATGACGGCGCACTGGATACGGAATTTTCCATTGGTGGTACTGAACTGCTGCTGTTTAAGCAGATGGGCAAAGCCACGGTGGATGGTATCCAGTTGCGCTTTACCGGCTCTATCCAGCGTGACGATACCGGGGAAGTGCAGGCCGTGGAGCTTGTGGTGCGTGGACGTCACAAAGAAGTGGATTCCGGCGAGTGGAAGACGGGCGAAAGCAACACCACCAAAGTGACCAGTACCAACAGCTACGCGAAGCTGACTATAAATGGTGAGGTGCTCTATGAAGTGGACCTTATCAACATGGTGGAAATTGTGGACGGTGTGGACCTGATGGAAGCGCACCGCAACGCCCTCGGCCTCTGATGTATCTGAACGGCGCGGGATACCGCGCCAGAACCCAATTTACAGGACAGCAAAATGAGCGATAAGCAGACTGAAAAGACTATTCAACTGGATACCCCCATCAAGCGCGGTAAAACAGAAATCACCGAAATTGTGCTGCGTAAACCGCAGTCCGGTGCGCTGCGCGGTACACGCCTGCAGGCCATTATGGATATGGATGTGAACGCGATGATGACCGTGATCCCCCGCATCTCCAGTCCGGCACTGACTGCACAGGAAATTGCAGAGATGGACCCGGCAGATCTCACTGCCATGTCGGTTGAGGTTGTCACTTTTTTGTTGAAGAAGTCGGTGCTTGCCGGTTTACCGACAGCCTGACGGTTGACGATCTGGTGGCTGATATCGCCACCATCTTTCACTGGCCGCCATCCGTTACTGACGTTATGCCGCTGACCGAAGTGCTGGAATGGCGGTATAAAGCGATTCAGAGAAGCGGGGCCAACGATGAGTGATAATAACCTGCGCCTGCAGGTCATTCTTAATGCGGTTGACAAACTCACCCGCCCATTCCGTGCTGCACAGGCCAGTTCGAAAGAGCTGGCTGGCGCAATTCAGAATACCCGAAACAGCCTCAAAGAACTGAATAAGCAGGCTGGCAGAATTGATGAATTTCGCAAGACGCGCTCGCAACTAGCCATAACAGCCAACAACCTGAACGCAGCCCGCGAAGAGGCGGCAAAACTCGCCACACAATTTGCTGCCACTAACAGGCCAACCGCCGCGCAGGCAAAGTTATTCAGTCAGGCCAAAACACGAGTACAGGAACTTCAGCAGACCTATAACGGCTTGTTGGGGGCGGTCCAGAGACAACGTCAGGCACTTAAAGAATCAGGGATTGATACCAGACAACTCAGTAGTGCCCAGCGAGAACTTAAGAAAAATGCCGAAGAAACTCGTCAGGCACTGGAGGGCCAGAAAAAAGCACTTAAACGTCTGGGTGAACAACAGGCACGGATGAACGCTGCCAGAGAACAATACTCAAGACGGCTTGAAGTGCGCGATCGCATCGCAGGAGCCGGAGCCACCACCACGGCTGCAGGGCTGGCAATGGGCGCGCCAGTGATGGCGGCGGTAAAAAGCTATACCAGCATGGAAGATGCCATGAAAGGTGTGGCAAAGCAGGTCAATGGTCTGCGTGACGATAATGGCAACCGCACTGCGCGTTTTTACGAAATGCAGGATGCCATCAAAGCTGCCAGTGAACAGCTGCCAATGGAAAACGGTGCTGTGGACTTCGCCGCACTGGTTGAAGGTGGTGCGCGCATGAATGTGGCAAACCCTGACGACAGCTGGGAGGACCAGAAACGTGACCTGCTGGCCTTCGCCAGTACGGCAGCAAAGGCGGCAACAGCCTTTGAGCTGCCAGCGGATGAACTGTCAGAAAGTCTGGGGAAAATCGCCCAGCTCTACAAAATACCAACCCGCAATATTGAACAGCTCGGTGATGCGCTGAACTATCTGGATGATAACGCTATGTCGAAAGGGGCAGACATCATTGATGTCATGCAACGCCTGGGCGGTGTGGCTGATCGTCTGGATTATCGTAAAGCGGCGGCGCTGGGTTCCACCTTCCTGACACTGGGTGCTGCGCCGGAGGTCGCTGCCAGTGCTGCCAACGCGATGGTGCGTGAATTGTCCATTGCGACCATGCAAAGCAAGAGTTTCTTTGAAGGAATGAATCTGCTGAAACTCAATCCTGAAGTGATTGAAAAGCAGATGACGAAGGATGCGATGGGAACTATCCAGCGCGTACTGGAGAAGGTGAACGCACTGCCGCAGGATAAGCGCCTGTCTGCCATGACCATGTTGTTTGGTAAAGAGTTTGGCGATGATGCGGCGAAATTGGCAAACAACCTGCCGGAACTGCAGCGCCAGCTAAAACTGACAGCGGGCAATGATGCGCTCGGTTCGATGCAGAAAGAATCCGACATTAACAAGGACTCACTTTCTGCGCAGTGGTTGTTGGTCAAAACCGGAGCGCAGAACACCTTCAGCAGCCTGGGCGAAACGCTGCGCCAGCCGCTGATGGATATTCTGTACACGGTGAAAAGCATCACGGGGGCGTTGCGTCGCTGGGTGGAAGCTAACCCTGAACTGACGGGCACACTGATGAAAGTAGCCGCGGTTGTGGCTGCTGTTACTGTGGGCCTCGGCACCCTGGCTGTGGTGTTGGCTGCTGTGCTGGGGCCGCTGGCAGTCATCCGTCTGGGGTTCTCTGTGCTGGGTATCAAAACGTTACCTTCCGTTACGGCAGCAGTAACGCGAACCAGCAGCGCGTTGTCCTGGTTGGCTGGCGCACCACTTGCACTGCTGCGACGCGGGCTTGCTTCATCGGGCAACGCCGCAGGTTTACTTACTGCGCCGTTGTCGTCTTTGCGCCGCACGGCATCACTGACGGGAAATGTCCTGAAAACTGTAGCAGGTGCGCCGGTTGCACTTTTGCGGTCTGGATTATCCGGTTTACGTGCTGTTGCTGTGATGTTTATGAATCCTCTGGCGGTACTGCGCGGTGGACTGGCCTCCGCAGGCACGGTGCTGCGAGTACTGGCATCTGGTCCACTGGCGATGCTGCGCGTTGCCCTGTATGCCGTATCTGGTCTGTTAGGTGCTCTGCTCAGTCCGATAGGTCTTGTGGTTACTGCACTGGCGGGCGTGGCGCTGGTTGTCTGGAAATACTGGCAACCCATCACCGCATTTCTTGGTGGCGTGGTGGAAGGATTCAAAGCGGCGGCAGGTCCCGTCAGTGCAGCATTCGAACCGCTTAAGCCCGTGTTCCAGTGGATTGGCGACAAAGTACAGGCGCTGTGGGGCTGGTTTACTGATCTGCTGACGCCCGTTAAGTCGACCTCTGCCGAACTGCAGAGTGCAGCGGCAATGGGGCGGCGATTCGGGGAGGCACTGGCGGAAGGGCTGAATATGGTCATGCATCCGCTGGACTCCCTGAAATCCGGCGTTTCCTGGTTGCTGGAGAAACTCGGCATTGTCAGTAAAGAGGCTGCAAAGGCGAAATTGCCGGAAAGAGTGACGCGTCAGCAACCTGCGACGGTGAATGCAGACGGTAAAGTGATGATGCCATCGGGGGGTTTTCCGTCATGGGGATATGGCTTTGCGGGGATGTATGACAGCGGCGGCTATATCCCGCGTGGGCAGTTTGGCATCGTCGGTGAAAACGGGCCGGAAATTGTTAACGGCCCGGCAAATGTGACCAGCCGGAGAAATACAGCTGCACTGGCTGCCGTTGTTGCCGGAATGATGGGCGTTGCTGCCGCGCCTGCAGAGCTTCCACCGTTGCATCCTTTGGCACTTCCCGCGAAAGGCGACGAAGCGATGGTGAGTCGTGCAGCCACTGTGCCGCCCGTTCACCGGATTGAGGCACCGACGCAGATCATCATTCAGACGCAGCCAGGACAAAGTGCGCAGGATATTGCGCGGGAGGTGGCACGCCAGCTTGATGAACGTGAACGCAGGCTGAAGGCAAAAGCCAGGAGTAACTACAGCGATCAGGGGGGATACGACGCATGATGATGGTGCTGGGATTGTACGTGTTTATGCTGCGCACCGTTCCGTATCAGGAACTGCAGTATCAACGCAGCTGGCGACATGCGGCAAACAGCCGGGTAAACCGTCGTCCGTCCACGCAGTTTCTGGGACCGGACAACGACATGCTGACGCTTTCTGGTGTTCTTATGCCGGAGATAACGGGCGGCAGGCTGTCGTTGCTGGCTCTGGAGCAGATGGCAGAACAGGGAAAAGCATGGCCCCTGATTGAAGGCAGCGGCACGATTTACGGCATGTATGTGATTGAGGGACTGAATCAGACTAAAACGGAGTTTTTCCGCGATGGTATGCCGCGCCGGATTGAGTTTACCCTGTCGCTCAAACGGGTGGATGAATCCCTGTCCGATATGTTCGGTGATCTCAGTGCGCAGCTGAATAATTTGCAGGATACGGCAACGTCTGCCTTAAGCGATATCAGTAAAACGGTGGGAGGGCTGCTGTCGTGAATTTCAGCTCTGAACTGCTTAACAAAGGCAACAAAACTCCCGCATTCAGCATCAGTATTGAGGGGAAGGATATCACCACTGTGCTGGACAAACGCCTGATGGGGCTTACGCTGACGGATAACCGGGGCTTTGAAGCGGACCAGCTTGATCTGGAGCTGGACGACGCCGACGGAAAAATCGTGCTGCCGCGCCGTGGTGCGGTCATTACGCTGGCGCTGGGCTGGAAGGGGCAGCCGCTTTTCCCGAAAGGGGCATTCACGGTGGACGAGATTGAACACACTGGCGCACCGGACCGCCTGACTATCCGGGCGCGAAGTGCTGATTTTCGGGAAACGCTGAATACCCGCCGTGAAAAATCGTGGCATAACACCACCATCGGGGAAGTGGTGAAGGAAATAGCCGCGCGGCACAAGCTGAAGATGGCACTGGGTAAAGACCTGTCGGATAAGCCCGTGGAGCATATAGACCAGACTAATGAGAGTGACGGCAGTTTTTTGATGCGGCTGGCGCGCCAGTACGGTGCCATTGCATCGGTGAAAAATGGCAATCTGTTATTCATCCGGCAGGGACAGGGCAAAAGCGCCAGCGGTAAACCACTGCCGGTGATTACTATCACACGTAAGGACGGCGACAGTCACCGCTTTACCCTGGCAGATCGCGGAGCTTACACGGGGGTACTTGCCAGCTGGTTGCATACCCGCGAACCCGCGAAGAAAGAAAGCACTACGGTGAAGCGTAAGCGCAGGACTAAGAAGCAGAAGAAAGAGCCGGAAGCGAAGCAGGGCGATTACCTGGTGGGGACGGATGAAAACGTGCTGGTACTTAATCGCACTTATGCCAACCGGAGCAACGCTGAACGGGCAGCGAAAATGCAGTGGGAACGCCTGCAACGTGGCGTTGCGTCATTCTCGCTACAACTGGCGGAAGGGCGGGCAGATCTCTACACGGAAATGCCTGTGAAGGTCAGTGGTTTTAAACAGCCGATAGATGATGCGGAATGGACCATTACGACTCTGACACATACCGTCAGCCCGGATAACGGTTTTACAACCAGTATTGAACTCGAAGTGAAGATTGATGATCTTGAAATGGAATAAAGTGTTCTCAATATTGATATTTTGTGTATCATTACAATGATTCTGATAGCAAAGGTAGGGATCTGGATATGATGAATTGTCCAAAGTGTGGTCATGCGGCACACACAAGGAGCAGTTTTCAAGTAACTGAAAGCACCAAAGAGCGTTACTGCCAGTGCCAAAATATTAACTGCGGGAGCACTTTTGTTACCCATGAAACAGTGGTCCGGTTTATTGTGACACCCGCACTGATTGCTACTGCTCCTCCACATCCATTGCCAGGTGGTCAGGGGCATATGAATTTTTGAGAAAGAGAACCTGCTACGGCAGGTTTTTATTCATCTGGGATCTCACCCGTTTCAAGAAAATGTATAAAGCCAGGCTCATCTATGATGATTGTGCCTTTCATCCGGGCTGCCGATACTTTTGATGGGCCTGCATTGTAACCGCAACAGAGCATCTGAAGGCTTTGGGTTACAGAGGTTCTTACCGTTAATCCTTGTTCATTCGCCTTATCAACCAATCTTTCTTTATCTGCTTTCTTAAATCCGGTGAAACATACATCGAATGTATTTTTTTTCGGACCAGACTGCTTGGTGAGATGTGAGTAGTTTTCGGGGAGGAATGACGCGCACTCCTGAATGGCTTGTTCTGGTGAATCGTACTGTTTAAGAATGCGGTCTTTTCGGAAGGTTTTTATTCGATCGGTGTTCTTACAAATGCCCTGTATATGATTTTCGCTATAACTGATGCTCTGTATAGAGTGAACACCGATACGACCATTTGCATTGATGTAAACAAAGTGAAGTTCTTCCATGTGAAACCTCTTTGCATGATTTCAAGATGGCGACAGGCAAGATGGACGCAAAAGTCTGTCGCCATTTTGCCGCCACTACCAAAGAAAAAGGGGCCACGCTTTCACGTAACCCCTTGATTTATTTGGTGGAGCTGGCGGGAGTTGAACCCGCGTCCGAAATTCCTACATCCTCGGTACTACATGCTTAGTCAGTCTTTACATTCGCTTGCCAGCTGCGGACGGACACGCCACTAACAAACTAGCCTGATTAAGTTTTAACGCTTCAACCCCAGGCAGGGCTTCCACGCGATCTCTTTTGGGTTTGACCTCTCTTGATCCCCGTCCTAAGAGCGGAGGCTAGGGAGAGAGGGCTCTAAGCAGGTTATTAAGCTGCTAAAGCGTAGTTTTCGTCGTTTGCGACTATTTTTTGCGGCTTTTTACGAGGCCAACCGCCCCTCGGCATGCACCTTGGGTTTCGCAAATCCCGTCGAATCCAGAATCAGCCCCAATGTGTAACGGTAAGTATACCAGATTTATGAGCCGCATGACTAGCCCAAAAGGCGTTATCATCCTGGAATTAGCGCCTGCATAGTATGATTTTTTTCGATTAAGCAATGGGATGGCTACATCTGTGTCAGATTTGACAGTCGATAAGATGTTCATTCGCGCCACCGGATAGGGAGGCGCGGTGAGGATTTGATTAGTATCGCTTATATAGGTTTAACGGTGGGCGTTTTTCATGATACGCGCTTTATCCACCTGCCATTCGCGTTCTTTGATATCTGAACGTTTATCGTGCTGTTTCTTACCTTTGGCGACGCCGATTTTCACTTTGCACCAGGCATTTTTCCAGTACAGGGAGAGCGCCACTACGGTATAGCCTTCTCGATTGACGCGACCGTACAATGAGTCCAGTTCGCGCTGGTTGAGAAGTAACTTGCGGGTACGGGTAGGATCGCACACCACATGCGTGGAGGCCACAGCCATTGGCGTGATGTTAGCGCCAAACAGAAATGCCTCTCCGTCGCGCAGAAGGACATAGCTGTCGCTGATATTGGCTTTTCCTGCGCGCAGGGATTTAACCTCCCAGCCTTGCAGGGCAAGTCCCGCTTCGAACTCTTCTTCGATAAAGTATTCGTGACGGGCGCGCTTGTTAAGCGCGATGGTCGCTGAACCAGGTTTATGTGCTTTTTTCTTCGTCAT